ATTTAAATATAGAGAACATAGATATCTATCAAACGAAGAACTACAAGAAGAAGCTAATAATTATAAAACAAGAACAGAATTTCAAAAAAAAGATCCTGGAGCATATGGTAAAGCTAGAAAAAATGGACTTATAAATGAATTATTTAAAAATCATATAAATAACGGATTTAAAAGTAAAAAATTAAATGCTAAATTCTAAAACATATAAACTATTCCCTGCAATAAATAATTCTTTCGACGAAACATTAAAATTATTTACTGAATTTTTAATATCTAAATACGAAGTTTTAGAAATAAAATATTCACCATCTATAATAATAGATAATACAAAAGTGGGATCATCATTTCATAATATGACAAAACCAACTTATATTTATATAACAGTTAATTTTAATACAAAATCAACATGGACAAATAGGGGTGGTATAACATTTTGCGAAATAAAAACACCAGAATATAAAATAGATGTAAAATGGCAAACTTCAAAACCATATATGAACGATATAGCAGAAGAAATATCAATAAAATTTTTTAGAAACCTTAAATTACAAAAATTAAATGAAAAGGCAAATTAAAATTGATGAATATAAGAATTTCAAAATAGGAATGAAAGTTATTATATTAGACTATCCAGATGCTTGGTCAAGTGGACTAAATGAGAATTGTCCATCAAGAATAAGTTATCCATATCATTGTAAAATTAAAGAAATGATATATCATGAAGACAGTTATGGTAATATTTTTTGTAGCATGACAGATGGTGAATATGGATTTGAAATTGATTCATTAATTAAAAAAAATTTTATAATTTTAGAAAAATCAGAAGAAAGAAAACTTAAACTTAAAAAAATAAAAGATGAAAAATAATCAATTTTTTTGTATTAAATGTAATAACAAAAAAGAATTTAGAGAAGTACAATTGTACCTATTCAAATTAAATTACGAATGGTTAGATAGTAAAAAAAATATATTCTTTTCAAGAGAACAATATCCATTATTTATAACAAATGCTGAAAGTGAAATTTATAAATTTATATGGCAAACACAAACACAAATAGGCAAAAACATAAAAATGACATCCGCCAAAGATTATATGTTATCAACTATAAGAAAAGAAAAACTATCAAAAATTATACGAAAATATTAAAAATCATTTTTGAATTTTAAAAATTTTTTATTATATTCGTATAATTAAAAATTTAAATGAGACAAGGAGATAAATTATATTGCTTTAAAACTTTAACACACCTTAATGTAAATTTTTACATAGAAAATAAATGGTATGAAATAATATCAATATCAACTCATGAAATTAATATAAAAGACGAAAGAGATAAAGTATCAACATTCGACACAATATCAGATTATTCAATACACTATTATAAATTTCATAGATATAAATTCCAAAACTTTTTTTTAACACAAAAACAAATGAGAAACCTTAAACTCAAAAATTTATGTCTAAAATAAAAGTCCCAACTAATTCATATTGGAGAGTACATAAAGAAGAACTTTCATTAATCGAAGATATTACATATATACAAGTAAGGACATGGAAAATGGTAATGGAAGATAATAATGATGATTTTGTTTTTATTACAAGAAGATTTGGTGTACCTTATCCATTATCAACAGTTGGATTTATGCCAGAAGGAAAAGATAAACAAGAATCTATTAGATGGCTTAAAAAAATGGATATAAATACCAAGGAGAATTTAATAAAATTAGAGAAAGAAAAGAAAAACTTCAAAAATTAAATGAAAGTAGGTGATATTCTAATATATATTAATGGCGCTGATTATGACAACCAATCTTATACAGTAGGTAAACAATACGTTATTTTTAAAATAGATAATATTGTTTCAGGACAACGTTGCGGTTGGATAAAAGATGATAAAAACCAAGATGTCTATTTTACAGAAGAAGAAATGTTCGATGAAAATTGGAAATCTATAAAATATGTTAGAAAAATAAAACTTAAAAAATTATGTCAAAAATAGATAAAAATTACGCACTCCAAAAATGTAAATATATCCTAGTAGATAAATTTAATGATATAAAATACCCCCCTACCTTATATTGAAGATGATTTAGCCTATTATCTAGAATTTTATTACCGAATAGAAAACGAAATTAATGAAATTAATAAAACAGATTCAATATTTACTCAACCTAATTTAAATCCATATATACAAAATATTAAAAAATACATAATTGATACTATTCCAAATTCATTCATAAAAACAAAAACCTATATTAATCCAATGACAGGTGAAATATATTATAAATATAATAACCAATTCCTAACCACCAACCAAATTAAACACATAAAAATACAAGAGTACCTAATTGATATAGATTTTTATAATACATTAAAACTCTTGTACTATAATAAACCAGAAAAATATATCAGAAAATTTAAACTCAAAAAATTAAACAACATACTAAAATAATCATTCACAATATTATTAAAGACAAATTTTTTAAATAACAAAAAATTTTTGTACCTTTACAAAAATTTAATAAATGAACATTTTTGATAGTATTAAAAACCAAAGTGATTACGAAAAATTCATACTTAGTTATAGATAATATACCTTATAAAACTGCTAATGATAAATATTTAAAAGTTGTAGAAATTGGTTATATAAATAATGATACTTGCAGATTCCTATATAAAATAGAAAATGTAAAAGGAATTAGATTTGATATTATTTGCTCATTAAGTAAAAATGATAAAAATCTTGTTTATATGGCATTCGAAAATTCCAAAGAACAATTAGAAAGAATAAAACAAAAAACTGGCATAGATTTATTAAATAACGAAAAATATTTAAAATGACAATTTGATAATAATATAAAAAAATATAACATATGAAATATTTAAAAACATATGAAAATATAATAACCGAAAATACATATAAAATAGGAGATTGGGTATTTTTAAAAAATTATTGGGCTGGACAACACCTTAGAAATTTTATTGATACACACCCAGCTAAAATAATAGGACACTCTTATGATTATGAGTATGATTTAGAATATTTAAGCAACCCAAAAACCGATTTATCAGGTAAACAATACAAAGGTAAATGGATACTGAATAATTTTGCTTCGTCAAGAATAATAAGATTCGCAACACCAGAAGAAATAGAAACAGAAATACTAAATGATGATGTAAATAAATATAACATATGAAACACTTAAAAACATACGAAAATATTATTGAAGACGTACTCAAAATTGGAGATTTTGTTATTACATCTGATGATACATGGGACAAATTAATTATTACCTTGAAAATAACATTGAAGTTTATATAAAAGATATAGAAGATAATGGTAAAATTCTTTTAATTGTTAAATACGAAAACGTGCCAAATAGCTTAGAACCATTTTTTGATATAGATAAATCTAACAACAATAACGGTATAAGATATTTTGAAAAATCAGAAATAATACACTTCTCACCCAATAAAGAAAAATTAGAAGCCATAATAACATCAAAAAAATATAATATATGAAACATCTAAAAACATTCGAAAATACTATTGAAGACGAACCTCACGCAGGATACTTCGTTATATTAAAAGAAAATGATGCTAACCTAAGCTTTTATAAAGATTTAAATAATTTCGTAACTGATAATATAGGTGTCATTTCAGGTTTTGTGGACAATGATGATATGACTGTTTTATTTCCATATAATATACCAAAAAACCTATTATACAAAGTCCAATACTCTGATTACTCTGATGTACTCAAAGTAGGAAATACCATACTCGTACCTATAATAGATATTAAACACTTCTCCCAAAATAAAGAAGATATAGAACACTATATATCAGCAGATAAATACAATATATGAAATACATTAAAACATATGAGAAAAATAAACTTCCACAATATAAAGTTGGTCGATATATTATTTGGTATGATGACGAAATCGAAGATTCATGGGAAATATGTAAAATTGTAAAAAATAATTGGCCATCTATAGCAGTTACTACTTTATATTGTATAAAAGATAATAATTTACAAAATTATAATAATGAAAACTCTGCTAACATAGATTTGTTAGAATCAGAAGAATATAATTGTATTAAATATGTATCAGATAGTTTAGAAGAATGTAAAGAAAAAATATTATTATTTTCAATAATTAATAAATATAATATCTGAAAGATATATTGACAAAAATCAATTAATATATGAAACATATTAAAAATTTTGAAAAAAATGATTATCAATTTAATGTAGGTGACTATGTTAGAATAAAAGATTCAGATGAAATAGGTATTATAGTATCAATAATGAAGGATAAAAAATTATTTAGTATTAGTATAATACAACAATCATATATGGTTGAAATAAAAGGTACATTAAGTGTATATATAGCAAACGAATTAAAAAGATTAACACCAGAAGAAAAAGAATTATATATTAACACAAAAAAATATAATATATGAAACACCTTAAATCATACGAAAATACTAAAAATATAAGTACAACACAATTTAATGTGGGCGATTATGTTCTTTGCCAAATACATAACATAGACTCTCGACCAAATTCAAATCGTGCAAAAGAAAATTTAAAAGATTTTCTAGAAAATAATATAGGAAGAATTATACACATATCAACTAATAACTACGTAAAAGTTAAATATCAAAATATCTATTTACAATTCTTTATACAACAATTTTTTGAAAACGATTCAATAATTATATACCCATATGATATAATAAAAGCATCACCTAATATCGTAGATATTTTAAAAGAAATTGAAATTAGACAAAATTCAAAAAAATATAATATCTAATCTTTTCGTGGCCACGCCATATAACCAAAAAAAATTCCCCCAGAAAATATCAAAGATTTTTCCCCAAAAAAATTTTTCAATCCAATTTTTATACTCTTTTACATATAAAATAGTCAACTCTTGTTATTTATACGCTTTTACATATAAAATTCTAAAATTTCCCCAAAAAAATTTTGTAATATAAAAAGCTTTTGCTATTTTTGTCAAAAATTTATAATATGAAAGTTGGAAATTATATTATTGTAGATCCACAAAAAGTACACTTATTGGATAGAAAACATTCCGAACTTTTTATTGATAATATCGGTAAAATAACCGATATTTCAGAAGGCGAAAAAAATCCAACATTTTCAATAGAATATAAAAAGTACTTTATTATTAAATTTTTAAAATTAGATATAATTGAACAGTTTTTTATAGTAGCAAATACCGAAACCGAATTAAAAATGATGTTGACAGCTAATAAATATAATATCTAATGTGGCCACGCCATATAACCAAAAAAAAATTCCCCCAGAAAATATCAAAGATTTTTCCCCAAAAAAATTTTTCAATCCAATTTAAAATACAACTTTTGAGAAAATATAGTAGAATCGAAATTCTTCAAGTACACCCCAAAAGAAAATGCCAAAAAACAATCTTTTGCCCATGGCCTCCCCATACACATATCTACACTCTATACACGCGCATGCTCTTCGAGCCTTTCCACCAGGTTTACATAATAATAATTATGACTCATCACTCAACACTAACATCAATCAAAAATTTTAAAAAAGTTTCCCGACCAATTCACCTAACTACCTCATCTGCAAAATATTAAAAATGTTTATCATAATTATTATTAAGTATAGAACCCCAACCACCAAAAATGTTTCACGTAATTTTAATTATGTTCAATGTAATCAATAGAGCATCAGTTCATTACGATTATTATAATAAGTATGCTGTGTCATGTTAAATAACAAGAGTTGCATCTTTGGATATTTAAAATATTATAATTAACTTTGTAGTATCTTGCGGTGTGCTCTGTAAGCTCATACGGTGGGTGTAGTGTAGATACTGGGTACTGTGTAGTATAGAATGATATGAATGATATGAATGATATGAATGATAAGCGTGGTAAGTATTGGTTGATACCTGTTGATGATAGGATGTATAAGTCTATGAGGGATATTAATGTTGATATAGAGTTAGCATTAAATCTTTTAAAGACTCATAACTTTCTTAAGATAATATATAACGATGGGTATATTTATATGGCGTTAAACAATGGTGTGTGGGAATATACTTCTACAGATTATAAGTATGATGGTAATAATATCTATAATGATTGTGGCTATAAGTATATGGGTAAGGTTAATATAGATGAGATAGGGCTTGACATAAAGAGATATAACATATGATAAGAAGTATAAGCATTATTGGTTAGTACCACTTGATAATAGATTCAAAGGTGCTATGAGAACTATTGGTGTAGATACTGATAGTATTAATCTTATGTTAGGTATAAGAAAGCATACTAATGTTAAGTATATATTTGTAGGATATTTTCATTATGGCTGGGGTTATAATTATATTGTTGATAAGTATAACTATGACGAATGTTACGATAGATATGGGTTAACCTTTGGTGGATATGTTAACATCAAAGAAGAAGAGATTGCAGTAACTAAATATAACATATAACCGTGTGTGGCCCCGAAATGTGGCCCCGATAATCAGCGGTACAGAAGATTTAGTTGTTTTTCACCAGACCTTTTTTAATATTTATCGTATCTTAACACGATAAACTATCTTTATCGACTAATAACACGATAAATATTAAAAATGCATATAATAATTTGGTGAATGAAATAAAAGTATTATATTTGTACTGTTGTCAATTTTTCATTTTCATATAGTTATTAGTTTGGTTATTTAACAAGGGAGAGTCTGGCCACTCTCCTTTTTTTTATACATATTAGTAGTATTCTCGCATTGTCTCCAGTATCTTATTGGTTCATTATAAATTTCAAAGCCCATCCTTTTAAATAAGTTTATTACATTACTATTTGATACTGGTGCATAAATATCATAGATGCTTATTTGATTTAGTAGCGTGGTTAACATTTCTTTAAATATTCCATGTCCTCTGTACATCTTATCAACGTAAGAACCCATGAAGATAACTATGTTGTCCTCATATATTCTATATCTTATTGAACCGTGTTCAGTTCTGAATATATCATCTTTAAATTTTATACCTTCATTTCTATTCATAATAAAAAAGGGAACATTGCTGTTCCCTGTGAAAAAATTGAATATACACTGCATTATTTATGATGATTAATATAGTTTAAAATTTCAAAGAAGTTTATATTATGATTTAATATTTATTTTTTGATAAGTTATCTTTACACCATAAAGGTTGTAAATTTGTATAATGACATAATTTATAAATTTCCTCATTTGTTTGTGCATTAGATAATGCTATCTTATGATCAATATGCCAACCGTAATAACCATAATTATTCCAATTCATTCCTTCCGTAAATAATGATTCAATATGTTTTTTTAAGTCTGTTTGATTACAACCTATTAATTCAATTGTACTTTTTTTACTAAAAATATTACCTTTAAAAAAATTATACATTCGTCTTCTTAATGATCTAATTAATTTATAATTAGGATCATCTTTCATTTTTAATTTATAATTTTTAACTCTTGTTAATACTTTTTCTTTGTTGTTTAGATAATATTTTTTTTGATCTGTTCTATTTCTTTCTTTATTATTTCTATATTTTCTTTTTAATATTTTATTACATTCTTTACAAACAGTTCTATACTTATTAGTATCTGTTCTAAATACAAATTCATCTTCTTCTTTTTTTATATTACACAATATACATTCTTTTAGCATATTATTTTTTATTCTATATATAAAATATGATGTGACTTCTAAGTGAAACTATATAAATAATATACTATAAATTTGGTAATAACAATATTAATATTTATCTTTGTACTGTCATCTAAGATGAAGGGCGAAGGTAAAACTTCGGGGAGTTTTAAGTGGTCATGACTTTTTTTTAAGTTTAGATTCATTCTAAATAACAAAGTTGCAAAGTTAGTTAACATAATACCACTTTAGAACCTATTTAAATTTATATATAAATATAAAATTTATGAATTATTTAAAAGTATATGACTCTATTATGAATAGAGCAAAGTTTAGAACATTTAATAAGAATCAATATTTTGAGAAACATCATATTATACCAAAATGTATGAATGGTAGTAATATTGCTGAAAATATAGTTAAATTGACATACAGAGAGCATTTTCTTTCACATTGGTTATTACATAGAATATATCCTGATAATAAACAAATAGCAGCAGCTTTTCATATATTAGCGTTTGGTACAAATTGTAGAAACACCAGAAAAGATTATGATTTTTATATACCATCATCTAGATCTTTAGAAGAAGCAAAACTTGCTAATATACATCATAGAACAAATACTAAACATTCTGATGAAACAAAAGCAAAGTTAAAAGAAACATGGAAAAATAAAAGAGATAATGGATATATACAAAAAAATAATAAAGGACGAAAACTTACAGATAACCATAAAATAAAAATTGGACTACCTAAAATAGGAAAATCAAGAAGTGAAGAAGTTAAAATTAAAATTAGTGAAACTAAAAAAAGACAATATCAAGAATATTTAGAAAAAAATAATGGTGTAAAAAGAAAAATCTCGCAAGATACAAAAAATAAAATTAAAAACAAAGCACTGGAGCGTGGACAAAAAAAGAAATAAAAGTATTTATATCTAATGTCCAATAATAGGTCTTATGATAAACAGAAATAAACCATTGATAACCAATTAGTTACAACTTAACATAATAACCTGACAAAAAATCATAAAATTGCAAAGCATTGATAATGAGCATCTTTGATATTTAACATAATTATTATTACGTAACTGACATTATGACTGTCAGGTGTAATTTTTATTTAGTCTAATTCTAAATAAGGCCACGATAACATTAATTTAACATTGAGCATCTTTGATATTTTAAATATTGTAGGTATTTGCTTGTGATAATGTTTCTAATTTTTGTATATAATAAGCTATTAATTCACTAGAAATTTCGTTATCGAGTTTTTGAATATTATCAATTAATGGATTAAAATACATATTGGTAATTTCCCTAGGAGTTAAATCACCTGACTTTAATTTATCATGAAGTTGTCTTGTAGTAACATTAGGTTGATTATTTTTTGCACCTGGTGGAAAAGTAGTTTCATCAGTATTAGGTTGCCATACCTCTTCAAACATTTTTATTCTTTTCATATTTATCTTTTCTTATTATATATTAATTTTAGATATTATATTTATTTGCGTTGTATTCTAATTCTGATAAGAATCTAAAACAATAATACTTTTGTTCTCTATCATCTACTGAACAACGCCAGACACCATCAAAATTTTGTTCTAAATATGTTATTTGATATTGTTTATCTCTTTCTAAATTATTATAAGTATTATCTGGATCATTATATGGATCAATACAAATAACAAAGTCGCCCTCTTTGAAATTTGGAGTTCTTCTTCGTAGTTCACCAACTAATTTTTCATATGTTTTTAGGTGTTTCATATATTGTATTTGTTTGCCATGAATGGTATTTCTATAGAAAATCTATGAGCATAAAATAACATTATTTCTCCATATTTATCTGTTATGGGGTTTCCACTCATATCTGTTAGTTTTATAACATCACTTGAATTATTAACTTCATTTGTAATAATATCATCTTTTTTATCACTTCCAATTTTTAGAGTTTGATGTACTATATATCTTTCACCATATTTTAATCTACTTTTAGAAGGATCAGAGTATATAACAATATCACCTTTCTTTATACCATAATAACTATTTTCAAAATCATGCTCATAAAATTTTAAATATCTCATAATACATATATATTAAATATTATGTTAAATTTTTTACTTAATAATATAATAATTATGTTAAGTTTTTTATTGAACATAATTATAATTATGATAATGAGATGTCTTTGCAATTTGCTGATTATCAGATAGTTATATATTTATAATATGCTGATTTTCAATTTGTTATAACTAATTGAGGATCAACCTTAAATATAGGTGCTCATTTTAGGATCATTTTTAAAAACTGGGATAGTTCTCGGTGGTACGGGTTTTTGTTTTAGTATATTTGTATATTCAAATAAAATTTCAAAGAATTTCCGTACAATTTTTGACATTTTATGACATTTTATGACATTTTATGACACTATTTATGGTAAATTTCAAAGAATTTTCTATATATTTTTGGAAATTCTTTGAAATTTTATATTTATTTGTTATTTATTGTAGTTAATTTTTCTTTTCTATATTTTATATTAAAATCTTTATCATTTACTTTATCTTTATACCATTCCATATATGAATATTCATTAATAAAAGGTAGATTATTATCACCACAAATAAATTGGCACTTTAATTGATAATCTTCAAATTTTGGATCATTAGGGTTAGGTATATTTTCAAATAATTCAAATAGTCTAAATTCATTTTCAGATATAACATTATTATCTATTGATATTCGTGGTGATTTTTTATTATTTTTTAAATTTGGGAATTTATCAATTTTATTATTTGTACAATTTATTAGTTTTAATTTTTTATTAAAATCTGGTAGTGATTTTAATTTATTAGAATCACAATTTAATTTTCTTTAAATTATCATTAAAATTTGGTAGTGATTTTAATTTATTAGAATCACAATTTAATTTTTTTAGGTTTTTTGGTAATGTATTTATATTTTTAATTTTATTTTCACTACAGTCTAAAATTTCTAAAGAATCTGGTAGTTCAGGTAATGATTTTAAATCACCTTGTCTTATATATAATTTTTTTAGGTTATTTGGTAATTTAATATTATTATCAATGAATATATTTGGATCTAAAGTTAATTTTTCTAATGAATTTGGTAGCTCAGGTAATGATTTTAATGTTGTTGAAATAATATTTATTATTTTTAAATTGTCGGGTAATTTAGGTAGTTCATATACACTACATTCTTCTATATTTAGAATGTCTGTATCATTATCAAAAATGAAATTTTTCATTTCTAAATTTTGTATAATTTTATAGTTTGTATTTTTAAAAGATCTTAAATCTACATGTTTTCTGTCAACTATCCAGCAGACTTTTGAGTCATTTTTATAATCGTCATAATAGTCATTTTCATGATCATCATTATTAGGTCCATACATATAATTATTTTTGAATAGTACTTTATCTTCTTCTACATCATACCCTATATAGTCACCATGATTTATATTATTTTTATCTTTATTTTTATCTTTTTTAATATAATATTGTATAAATAGTTCCATAATTTTTTATTTTATGTATGTTATATTTTTAAGAAAGTTTACGGATTTTAAGAGGTTTATATAAAAATTAAAAATTGGTATTTAAATTGGGTATGCGTCTTTAATAGTATTGTTGTTAGATATTGTATTTATCTGCGTTTATATGTGTTTCTATATCTTCTGTTGATAATTTATTAATATTATCAATTATTTGGTTGTAATTACTATCATCAAATATTAATTCATATCTTTCATTAAACATATAACCAGGTCTTTTTGTTATAATAGGTTTTATTTTATTAAGTTTAATATTATTAACGATATAATTTATTATAATATTTATGTATGGTTCTGTTGATTTGCATGTTAAACTTATAGTAAATATTTTTTTGTATATTTTTACACCGAATTTTGATTTACCAGTAAAATTATCTTTTTTATGTGTTGAAATAATGCCCACTATTTCTTTTTTAGTTTTATTAGTTATGTGCGTTATATGTATTGTACTACTGTCTATTTTAATTGTATAATTATCATTGTCACTGTATGGTAATATAATATTTTTGTTTTTTTCTACCTCTATATTCAAACTCAGTCCATATTTTATAATCATAATTAGCTTCCGATTCCAAATTAATTAATTTATAAAATCTATTTTTTTGAGTATCTGTATCTTCATTTTCAATTGACCAACCTCTACATTTTAATTTTTCTTCTCTATACAATGTTCTATTAGATGCATATAATTCTGCCCAACTATTAATTATAAATGTTTTTGATAAACATTGATAAATAGAATTTTGACAAGATTCTTTTAATGAGATGTTATTTCTCATCTTATCTAAAAATACACCACAACAGGAAATATCAACATTTTTTAATATTTTATAAAAGTGTTCAGGTGTACCAAACGCTGGTCTTATTATTTGAATTGTTTTAAAATTATTATTCATAAATGTCCACGGCTCATTAATTATATGTATATCATTATACATAGCTATAGCATCCTTATCATATAAATCTAATTCTTTATATCCAAGACTAATAATCAATTCTTTTATTTTAAAAGCAGATTTTGATAAACATAAAATATCAATATCATTTATTGGCATTTCAGCTAAACTATCACGAACAGCACCACCATATATTGCAATATATTCACCAACATCAAAAATCATATTAACATCAAATTCAATATAATCTGATATTTTATCTACAACTTTATTTTTTAATTCATCAATTTTCATTTATTTTTTTAATTTTTTTAATTCTTAAATATTTTAATAATAATTTATTATTATTTCTATCTTCTTTAGTTAAATATTTTGCACATTTTAAACTTGGTCTACAATACGCACCATAATAACCTTTTTGTTCTAATATTTTACAAGCATCATATTGTTCCCTATCACCATAACCATATGCTTTATTTGGACATTTACTAAAAATATAACTATTATATTCATGTCTATCACATCTTTCTATATACTCATTTTTAGCGTTTTTTAAATTTATTTTTTTAGTTAAAAAAGATTTTGATAATCTTATTATTAAATCTTCAGACTTAATAATGTATAAATCATATTTTTTATCATAGTCAACAACATAAAATTCCTGACCAGCAGTTATTATATAATATTTTTCATTAATATCTTTAATATTTATTACAATATCTCCGATATTTATTTTCTCATTTGATAATGCTATAATCATAATACTACTTTAACTTTAATATAAATCAAATTAAAAATTAAGTTTATTTTTTTAATATATAAATATATGAAAAATTTTAATGAATTTATAATATTTGAAAGAAAAGTTAATTATAAAAATAAATTATGTCCAGATATTTGGGAAAACAATAATGTAATTGAAAGAATTAAAGAGAAATTATTGAGAATAGCTAGAGATTTTCATAAAGATTTAGATATTAATACAGAAATATCAGATATTATATTAACTGGTTCAATTTCCAACTATAATTATACAGCATCTTCAGATTTAGACGTTCATATAATTATAGATTTTTCAGAAGTTAATGAAGATGTATCACTAGTAAAAAAAGCTTTTGATGGACAAAGATTTATATGGAATTTAAAACACAATATAGTAATAAAAGGACATGATGTTGAATTATATGTACAAGATAAAAATGAAGCACATGTTGCATCTGGACAATATTCATTATTAAATAGTAAATGGATAATTAAACCTTCTTATAATCCACCAAACGTAAATACAGAGGATGTTAATATTAAATATGAGGCCAGAGTTTATGATATTGAAGAATTAGAAAAAATATCAAAAAGAAAATCAGATTCTTATGATTCTGAACAATATTATAATAATAGTAAAGAGTTATTAAAAAAAATAATGAAAGCTAGAAAAGATGGCTTATCAACTAGTGGTGAATTTTCAATTGAGAATTTAGTATTTAAAAAATTAAGAAAAGAAGGTAAAATTGAAAAACTTATTAACACAACAAATAGATTATATGATAAGATTTACAGTCAATAAAAAAATAAGAAAAGAACTATTTTAATATATAGTTAAAATTTCACATTATGTATGTCAAGATTAAAAATTTCAAATAAGAAAACAACTAGATTACCATTACCTGAACCTAACACAAGTAATACAACTACTATTAATCCTAAAATTTTAATACAAGCAAATAATACTAAAAAAGAGTATATAAATATTAAAAATGCAGTTAAAATATTAGAAACATATAGTAATTGGAATGGTTATATTAAATTATATACTGAAGTTGAAAGTAATTTCGAAATTGGAGATACAATTTATATAACTTATTTAGAATTAAATGATTACCCTGATGTTTTTAGACTTGATAATTCTAATGTAATATATTCCACTTATAATTTTGGTTATAAAATCTTATATGTTGATAAAAATAAAAATGAAATTGTAATAAATAGATATTATAATGATATAACAACAGGTTATAAATTAAAACATCAATATTTAAGTAAAGTTTCTTGTAATGGTGGAATTTTTTATAATAATATTACAGATGGTGCTGTTTTTTATAATAGTAATGTTTTTTCATCTCAATTTTCAACCATGTCATGACATGTTAGTGGTGTTACTGAAAGTGGGACAACAGTTTTATCTGGTGCAACCATTGAAGTTTCTGGTTTAATAGCATATACTGATATTAATGGTTATTATATTTTAACTGTACCTATAGGTCAAAGTATAGTTACATGTTCAGCAACAGGTTATACAACAGAAACTGTAATACCAACAATTTTACCAAACGTTAATAATATTGTTGATATTATATTAATTGGTCCTTTATATATGGTTGAAGATGTTTATAGAGCATCATTTCCTTCAAATTTATGTAATAGTGAAGGTGTGAAAATTTTTACAGCATACTCACTTATAAGTGGTGACACTTTAAGAAATGGAGCTATTTACTATTTTTGGCATGGTGGATTATTTAATGGTGGTGGATATTATTATGCTAATCCACACGGACCATCAAATCCATATGGAGCTATTAGTACTGTTGGTATTTATACACAACTTGGAGTTTGTTCTTTAACAACTACTACCACAACATCAGATCCTTATTATACTTATTATTTAACTACAGGCTTATTTATATCTTTAAGTGATGCTTGTGGTAGATATCTTAACACCACACCTAGATATGCTGTAGAATCAAATCCTTTAAGTATTACTAACTTTTATACTGATACATCTCTATTAAACATATATAATATAACTGGTTATTATGGTTGGAATACTACATATAATGATGATTCAATATATTCTGGAAATATAAGTGGTGGAACAGTATTAATTTCACAATCTTGTACAACTGGTAATACAACTACCACTACAACATTGACTCCAACAACAACCACCACTACAACAACATTAACACCAACTACCACTACTACAACAACATCACCTATAATAACAACAACATTGGCTCCAACAACTACCACTACAACGACACTTTCAGCAAATACATTATTTGCAGTATCACAAAAATATATAATGAAATCAACTAACGATGGTAGCACATGGTCAATTGTACATACAGGTGCAACAACAGATAATTATAGAGCTATTTCCTTCATTAATCCTGGTACTGGATTTGTATTTGGTAGTGCAGATTCAAATAAAATAGGTGGAGCACTAAAAACAATAGATAGTGGTACTACTTGGATAGATCAAGCATCAAATCTTCCTGCAATTGCAGCAGATAAAAATTTCGCATGTGCAACAAAAGAATTGGGTACTAATATTTATATAGGTGCTAATGATGATACTATACTTAAATATACAACTTCTAATGATACATGGAGTATTTCAAAATCAGGTATAACTGGATGGATTAATAGTCTGTACGCATTAAATTATAAAAATATTGTTGGTACTAGGTCTGAAACAGATCTTCTTATAAATAATCTTATATCAACAACAAATAGTGGAATAAATTGGACTATATCAACTATGAGTGGTCTTACTGATGATATAGTATTAGACGATGTTATCTTTAATGGTAATACAGGATTTATTATTTCTAGTCAAAGTGATGATCAAACAACTAGAGTACTTAAAAGTGTTAATAGTGGCGAAACTTGGTCAAAAGTATCAGCATCAGTATTCATTAATGAAGCCAACTCAGGAGTGTCACATTCTCATACTATGAATTCAATATCATTTCCAACTCCAGGTAATATATTTATTTTTGGTTCAAGCGATGGAAGCGTATCTCCTGTATCAGGTAAATGTTGGGCATCATCTGATAGTGGTTCAACTTGGATTGATTTATCATCAAATTTACCAGAAACTGTTAATAGTATATTAAGCAGTGTATTCATAAATGAAAGCATTGGCTGGGTAGGAACAGATGAGGGTAAAATTTTAAAAACAACAGATGGTGGAACAAACTGGTCAGAATATTCAACAAATATTGCTACTACTATAATGGATATTTACATTAAAAGATATTAAAAATATTTAAAACAAGCCCAACTAAATATTATATATAAATGAAAAAATTATTTAATGAAGTTTTTAATACCTACTTTTGATCACAATTATTATTTATGGCAATGTTTAGTACAAATTAATAATTTTATGAAATATGGATATGATATAGATGCATATTATATGATTTCAACTCATAATCCATCTCCAGTTCTTCAATCAATTATGAATCATCCTAAAATAAAATCTAAATTTTTTATTACTAAGGATGAAAGAACAAATATGACATATCCTGTAACCTTAAGACATTATATTTTAGAGAAATTTTATAGAGAAAATCCAGATTTTGAAAAACATACAGTTTTTTTAATAGATCCAGATGCAATTTTTACCAATAAAATTGACTTCACAGAAATGGAAAAAGATGAATATTGGCATTTAAGCAACACAATATCTTATATCGGTAGTCAATATATAAAAAATAAAAGTGTAGAACTTTTTGAAAAAATGTGTGAAGTGGTTGGCGTGTCGCCAGAAGTTATATCAAATAATGAGGAAAATTCAGGAGGTGCTCAATACATTATGAAAAATATAAATGCTGATTTTTTTAAAAAATCATTAGATGATAGTGAAAAATTATATAGATTGATGAAAGAAACAGATAAAATCTATAGTCCACAATCACCTATACAATCTTGGACCGCTGATATGTGGTCTTTATTATGGAATGCTATCTATTTTAATCATAAAATTAAAATAAATAAGGAATTAGATTTTTGTTGGGCAACTGATAATATTAGTAGATGGAATGAAACAAATATATTTCATAATGCTGGTATACCAGGAGATAGTGCTACACATTTTAGTAAAATTACATATCAAGTATCACCATTTAATAAAGAATTATATGCCAATAATGATAATTGTACATATAATTACATAAAAGAAATAAAAGAAACAGAAGAAACATTTAAAGATATTCTTTTTTAATATATATTATGCTAGAAATACTAAAAGCAAATTATAATTATTTAGACGTTACAAAAATTATTGAGAATAAGATAATTAATAATGAAATTAACATGCAAGTTAGTAATAATTATTTTGGAGATCCATCTCCTGGTATTATAAAAAATTTGTATATTAAATATAAATATAATAATAAAATATTTGAAGATAATATTAAAGAAAATGAGTTTTTAATAATTAATGAAAACACATTAGCCAAATTACATAAAACTAAATTAAGTATCTGCATTTGTTCTACACATAATAGATATAATAATTTTTTAATAAATATGTTAAATAACTTATTTTCACAATATAATAGTCTTAATAATAAAATACAACAAGAAATAGAAATTATATCTATAATAGATAATAAAAAAATGACAATTGGTAAAAAAAGAAACGAATTATTAAATTGTTCATCAGGTGAATATGTAGTATTTGTTGATGATGATGATAGAGTTTCAAATGACTACATAATAAAAATATATAATGCAACATTTAATAATTCTGATGTAATAACATTTAATGTTATGGTATCATTAAATAATTCTACACCAAAAATATGCTATTATTCTATTAATTATAATAATGATTATAATACTGATAACGAATATTATAGATTACCAAATCATTTAATGTGTGTTAAAAAAGATATAGCTTTGGATATTAAATATTTACCTATAAATTTAGGTGAGGATTCTGAATATGCTAAACAATTAAAAAATAAAATAAAAACCGAATTCAATATTAATGAGGTTTTATATTATTATGATTGGAATTCAAATACGACTGAAGTTATATAAAAATAAAAATAAAAATAATGTCTAAAATAATTGAAGCTTATTATGAAATGTTAGATGTCAAAAATATACTAAATAAATATATCATTAATAATAAATTATATATTCAAGTATCAAATAACATCTTTACAGATCCAACCCCAGGTATTAAAAAAAAATTATATTTAAAATACATAGATGGAATAACAATAAAGGAAAAATATTTTAATGAATTAGACATTATAGATATAGAATTTAAAGAAGACTTTGAGGAAATAAAAAAAGATATTAATAACATCTTTTTTTATTGGGATGGTAGTATATCAAAAAATAGAATGATATTATTAAAAGATGTATTATATTCAACTAGAATTTTTAATGAAAGCAGACCAATATATTTAATTTCAAATACTATAGAACAAGATGACCTCGAAAATATATTTAACATTAATGTTGTAAAATGGTATATTAATATTTTTGATAAAAGTGGTATTCCTGAAGAATTATTAAAAGAAAAATATTTTAAATGTGGACCAAGAGAATTTTCAGATTTATTAAGATTGGTTTTAATGCATAAATATGGTGGTAGTTATATAGACACTGATGATATTTGTATTAATAAGTTATCAACACAAAAAAATATAATATGTAGGTCTTATGATCCACATACTTGTTTTTATAATAATTTAACAAGTAAAGATTGTATAGATGGTAAATATAGAGAAATAAGAGGTTATGATAATATTCCTATGTTCCCTAGAAATGATTGTTGGCAAAACTTTGAATCTGAACATTATATATTAAAAGAATTATTATATAATGAGAAATTTTTAAATTCTAATAATGTTATATCAATATGTGATAATTTTTCATGGCAATCATTATCATTAGATGCAATAAAAAATAATATTGAAAAAATAAATATAGATTTTATATTTGGATTGACTTTATTATATTTATATGAAGGTCATGTATCAGTATCATCATTATACGATAGATGTGAATACGGTGGAGAAATGTGTGATATATATAATACATTACCTGATATAAATAATTATTCATGGGGTAATTATAAATGTGATATAAATGTTGCTAAAGATTTTTATAAATTAATATTAGAAAGATATTCTTATATTTCTAATTTATGGATGCATTCAAAAGATAATGAAGAAGAATGGTTTATAGATATTAATGAAAATTCTAAATATTCTTTAACCACATGGATATATTATTTTATTAAAGAAAAAATAAAAGAATATAAAAATGAAAATAATAAAAAATTTTCAGTTATAATACCAACATTATGGAAATCTAATTTTATTTATAAACTATTAGATGAATTAGACAATTGTAATTATGTAGGAGAAATAATTATAATAGATAACAATAATAAGTATAATGATAAAGTAAATAAAAATTATAATAAAATAAAAGTACTATCTTATATAGATAATCAATATGTTAATCCATCTTGGAATATAGGTGTCTTAAATTCTAAATATGATAATATATGTATATGTAATGATGATATTAATTTTGAAACAAGAATTTTTGAATTTGTGAGTAATTTATCAGATTGTGGAATAATAGGCATGGATATTAATTCATTATATGAAAAAGATATAAATAAAACACTATATATTGAAAAAATTAATGAAAGGCTAAGTTGTTGGGGATGTTTACTTTTTATTAAAAAACAAAAATGGGTAAATATACCAGAACAATTAAAAGTAGCATGTGGAGATGATTACCTACTTCAAAAATTAAAAGATAATGCATATATAATTAGAGGTTTAAAAGCTGAAGGTGAAGTTTCTAAAACATCTTTAAATTTTTCTGATGTAGCAGATGAAGATATCAAAATATATAAAAATTATATAGAAAAAGTAAATATATCAATATTAACTTTAACATATAAAAGACATCACATATTAGAAGAGGCAATTCAATCCTTTTTAAATCAAAATTTTGAAAACGAATCAGAAATGGTTATTATAAATGATTCTTCAGATGTAGAATATGTTTATGATAATCCTAGAGTTAGAATAATAAATTGTAAGGAAAGATTTTCATCAATATCTAAAAAAATAGAATTTGGTTATAAACAATGTAAATATAATTATATTTATAGATTAGATGATGATGACCTGCTTGCTCCAAATGCATTAAAAATTGTTAAAAAGCAAATAGATGAATATCCATTATATGATATATATAGATCTACATTTAATTATACTTTTATAAATGACAATTTTAAATATATATCAGGTAATATTAATACTGGAAATATATATACAAAAAAATATTTAGATAATATAGAATTTCCAGACATTAGTGTAACAGAAGATGTTAAAATAACTTTTGAAATGGGTGGAAATATATCAGAATGTGATTATGGACACTACACTATGATATATAGATGGAATGTTGATACATATCATATATCTACTTTAAATAGTCAAACACCAAATAATAATAATATTTTTAATTATGTTGATAATAAAATAAATAATAATTCTGAAAATGGTATTATAAATTTAAATCCGCATTTTAATAAAAATTACTATTCAGAATTACCAACATTTAGAATAATTAAAGCTAATTATGGTTCACATAAATGTGTAATAGATGTTACAAACATTTTAAATGATAAAATAGCAAACAATTCTATATCTTTCATTGCTGGTAATCAATTGTTTGGTGATCCTTGTCCAGGTGTACATAAAACTTTGAAAATTAAATATTACCTAAACAACAATATTATTGAAAAAGAATATATAGAAGGTAATAATATTAAAATAAATTAAAATATGCTAAAAATATTAAAAGCTTTATATAATGAGTACGATGTAACTGATATATTATTAAAACATGTTAATGAAAATGGTATCAATATAAATGTGTCAAATTATTTATTTGGTGATCCATCACCTAATATAGTAAAATATTTAACAGTCGAGTATGAAATTGATGATAAAAAATATACTAAATCAATACAAGAAGGCACAATGCTTAATATTAATACAGAATATGATATAACTGATGATATATATAATAATATAGATATAATTATTCCATTTAAAAATTCAGATGAATATAGGAAAACAAATTTGCTATTTATTATTAAATATTATAAAAAATATTTACCTAATGCAAATATTATTATTGTAGAACAGGACACTAAAACAAATTTAGAACAAGTTTCAGAATTGGTTAGTAAACATTTATATATTTTAAATACAAATACATTTTTTAGAAAAGCATATTTATTTAATCAGGGTTTTAATATTAGTGAAGGTAAATACTTAATTCTTGCTGATGCAGATTGTGTTATAGATAAAAATATATTAATTAAATTAAAAGATTTTAGATACTTATTAGATACTAATAATTATATTATTCCATATGAAAATGTAAAATATTTAAATTCTGAAACGTCTCAATTATTTATGTCTAATGATACTAATAACGATGGTGAAAATTTAAATATAAATTATTATAAAATTCAATCAGCAACAGGTGGTATAGGTATAATAAGTTCAGAAATGTATTATAGAATAGGCGGTCATTCTAATGATATAAAAGGTTGGGGATTTGAAGATGATTTATTTCACAATAAAATAATAGCATATAAATATAATGTAATTAGACAAAAATCTGACTTATTACATTTATATCACCCTGATAAGAATATGCGTGAAAATTATGATAATAATAAAAAAGTTTATGAAAAATTTGTAAAATCAACTTTAAATGATGCTGTAGATTTTTCATTCTTTAAAAATGTCAAAATTGATTTCGATAAAGTAAAAATTGTTTCTAATTATATTAATGAAGAATTATATAAAGAATCCAAATCTTTTTATGAAAAAGTAGATTTTATAGAACACATTAAAATTAATGGTTCGGGCGGATTATATGGATTATCATTTTTTGAATATGTAATTAAAAATATTGATAGTTGTGATTGGATGATTTATATTGACGAAGATTGTTTTATAACAGATACAAATGCTATGCTAGATTTATTATTTTATCAAATTAAAAATAATATATCTTTTTCAGGAATGCCAGATGGTGGAGTCATATCTCATAGATTTCATAATCCAATTTCAATCAATGCATTTTTTACAATAATTAATTTAAAGTTTCTTAGAACTTTCTATAATCCTAATATCAATCAATTCTATAATAAAGATTTGGATGTATTTATACCTAATAATTTATTAAAAACTAATATAAAACAAGAAGAAAAATTTTCAAGAACTATAGCTGAAGGATATAAACCTTATGGTATTATATATGATAATTTCGAACCATATTATAAAATATTTTTTTCAATGTTGAGAAATAATTGCAAATATTTATATTTGGATGCATATGATTCTGATTTAGACGATTTAACCACAATTTTAAAAAATCATGAAGGTAAAGAATTTGCATATCATACTTGGTTTGCAAGATCTTATCATTCTCATAAAAATAGAATTAACAACGTTATAAATTATTGTAATAAAATAAAAAAATAAATAATGGAAATATTAAATGCAACATATGGAAATAAAGATGTAACAGAAATAGTTAGAAAATATATAATAAATAATGAAAAATTAGAATTTATTCCATCTAATTTAATTTTTGGTGACCCTTCTCCAAATAGAGTCAAATATCTTAATATATTATATGAAGAAAATAATATACAAAAAGAAATAAGAATAAGGGAAGGTGATAATTGTAAATTACCTGTTGATAATAAATTAAGAATTGATTTTAATGGTAAAATAAGAAAAATAAAATTTATAATACCTTTACCTGACACATCATATTATTTGTGGCAAGTATTAGTTCAAATAAATAATTTTAAAAAACACGGTTATGATATTGACACACATTATCCAGTATGTTGTTTTAATAATACTAAAACTAAGATTCTAGAGGAATTAATAAATAATATAGATATAAAATCTAAATTTCATATTTATTACGATAATAGAGATGATAAGACATATTCAGCAAGTATGAAGCCTTGGTTGATGGCTCAATATTTTAAAAATTTTCCAGAAGAAAAAGATAATGTCTATGTTTATCTTGATCCTGATGTTATTTTTTTAAAAAAAATAGATTGGGAAAAATTTGCAGATGATGATATTTGGTATGAAAGTGATACTTGTAGCTATTTAAATTCCACATATATAAAAAGTAAAGGTGAACAATTATTTTATGATATGTGCGATATTGTTAAAATATCACCCGAATTAGTTTTAAATAATGATAAAAATTGTGGGGGTGCTCAATATATAACTAAAAATAATACTTTTGAGTTTTGGAATGAAGTTGAAAAAACATCAGTACCATTATATAAACACATGATAGATACTGCTGAAATATATAAACCCAAAGGAGATCCATATTCTATACAAGCTTGGACATCTGAAATGTGGACAACTAATTGGGTATTATGGAAAAATAATATACAGACAAAATGCATTTCAGAATTAGAATTTCATTGGGCTAATCATGATATTAAAGATTTAACACATTCTATATATCATAATGCTGGTGTCGTTGCAAATGATGGTAAACATTTTGCAAAAACTGCGTACCAAACATCACCGTTTTATAAAGAAACAAAAGGAGAAATTAATAGTATATCTTATAAATATATAGAAGAAATTAAAAATACTGAATTAAATTTTCCACAATTAACAAAAATATTTTAAATATATGAAAAAAGGAACATCATTTACATTTGAAGGAGTGCATTTAGGACAAACTCCTGGAATAGAAGACTATTTTAAAAAAATCATTTTAGATTTTGATAGGATAATAGAAATTGGCACTTATGCTGGTGGATTAGCATTGTTGATTTATAGAAACAAACTAGATAGTACTGAATTAATATCTTATGATATTAATCCAAATTTTAACACAGTAGATAAAAGTATAAATATTGACTTTAGAATTGGTAATGTATTTGAAGAAAATATTAAAAATGAAATTATAAATTTAATACAAGAAGAAAATATAAGAGTTTTACTATTATGCGATGGCGGTGATAAAAATAATGAATTTAATTTATTTTCAAAATATTTAAAAATAAATGATGTTATTATGATACATGATTATAAAGAATCAGATATAGAATATAGTAACATTTGTATAGAAAGCGGTTGGCAATATCCTGCTGAATCAAGCTATGAAGCAATAGAAAATTCTATAATTAACTTTAATTTAAATGGTTTTAATTACAATGAAGTTAAATCATTAATATGGGGGTCATTTATAAAAACATAAATTTTTATTTATCTTTTAATAATTGAATTAGTTCATCAGTTAAAAATGATATCATTTTTTTACCAGGTTTAACTTCTACATCAGGTATATTTTTAATTATAGAAAAATGTTTATTACCTTCTATTGTTAATTTTGATATATTTTCGTGTAATTCTTCATCTTTTGAGTGATATTCTTTTAATTGTTCAACAAAAACTTTTAAATTGACACCCATTTTATTATTATATTTAATACATTGTAATTGATTGTCATCTTTTTCAATAAGAATATACCACAACTTACTTTTTGATGCTTTTATATTTTCTAAAAACGTATATGCATTTTTAGCTTTTACATTTTTTGGAAATTTAGCAACTTTACCGTATAAATTAACTCTCTCGTTAGACATTTATTTAATTTTAATTTATATTATATATTAACTATCAAAGGTCTCTTTTTTCTAAAAATAATTGTAGTTTATTTAATATATTTTCATTATATCTTATTCTTAATAATTCTATATTATTATTTTTACAAAAATCTGTTTTGATTTGGTCTGTTATTTTTATTCTTTTTAATGTAGATTCCCCACCAAAATATTCAATTGTTTTAAAATGTTGTAATCCATCATATTCTATACAAGTATTAATATCTGGTAAATAAAAATCAAAAGGTAAATATCTTTCATTTTTACAATTTTCAAAAATTTGTTGAGTATTAAAATTAATATTATTATTTTCTAAATATAATCTTATTTCTTTTTCACCTTTTGATGAATTGCAATCTAAACAACCAACACCTCTTATATGAGAACCAGCAATTTGCTCAAATTCGCCATGTATAGGACAAATAATTTTAACTTTTTTACTACTGTGTATATATTCAACTAAACTATAATTATAAAAATTGCCGTGTTTCAATTTTGCTAATTCTATAAATTTTTCTGTGGTATATGTTCTTTTTTCATTATAACAATTTGGACATTTAAATCCTTGTAAATGTGAATTTGCTTTTTGTTCAAAAACACCGTGTTCTTTACAAATAATTTTTATTTTATCCCCACCTTTAGTATAATTTGTTAATGAATAATCATATGAATTATTATGAATTTTATTTGCTTTTTTAATGAATTCATCATTTGTATATTGATAATTTCCTGCACATTTTATACATCCTTCTCCTCTTAAATGGTTTGTTGGTCTCTGTTCAAAAATACCATGTTCTGGACAAATAATTTTTACTTTTATTAGTGCGGTTTTATAATTAACTTTAGAATAATTATATTTATTATTATGAATTTTATTAGATTTCTCTATAAATTCTTTTTTGGTATATAAAATATTATTTGCACATTTTGGACAACCCGATTTAGAGTTAATGTGTCTATCAGGTCTTGTTTCAAAAATGCCATGTTTTTTACAAATTACTTTTATATTAGTTTTATTATTTTTATAGTTTACTAAACTATAATCATAATTATCACTGTGAATTCTATTTGCTTTTTCTATAAAATCAGATAGTGTGCATTTTTTAACGCCTGCACATATTGGACAACCTTGGCCTCTTAAATGATTGGCTGGTTCTTGTTCAAAAATTCCATGTTCTTTACAAATTATTTTAATCTTTTTTCTGGATTCCTCATATATAACTAATGAGTAATTATATTTATTAAAATGTTTAGCAATTGCTTTTTCAATGAATTTTTCTTGATTTGTCATAAACTTTTATTTTATATGTATATATAAAATAAACAAAGTCAAAAATGTTAAATGACTATAAATATAGCATCAAAAAAATAATAATATACACTATGATAGTTGATTATGAGTTTAGGAATGGGAATTTGATCATATCATACATTGATAAACAAGGTTCTATAAAATTAAAGTATAAAAATTGGAGTAGCCCCACTAAATTTATAACTACTGGTGATAATGATCCAGAGAAATCTGGTAGATATGTAACCTGGAATGGTTTGAGTGTCAAGGAGATATACACGAAGTACCCAAATAAATATTCCGTGTATGATTTTATAGATAATTTACCAGAAGATGAAAGAAATGAAATATATGAGTATAATGAGCCTGATATTTTCTTTGTTGATATTGAAAATGAAATTTTGGATAAAAAACCAGAACCACATTTAGCAGAAAGTGCAATTCAAACTATATCTATAGTAAATAAAAATAAAATATTAGTTATAGGTACAGAACCTTTAACTATTCAACAAATAGAATCAATAGAATCAGACATTAATATTCACTTTAAAAAATTTGAAACAAATTATGTATTTAAATATGTTCAATATAAAAACGAATATGATCTGTTAAATAATTTTTTTAATAAATTAGTACCAAAAATGCCAGTAATTACTGGATGGAATTTCACTAATTATGACTGGGTATTTTTAGTGGCAAGAGCAAGAAAAATTGGAATAGATCCATCGGTAGCATCATTTACAAAAAAAATGAATGTACCATTTAATTTCAATTCAAAAGGACAACAAGATTATGCTGAAATACCAGCACACAGAGTAATAATTGACTATATGGAAATATTTACAAAGTGGGATCAATCTATTAAAGTTAAAGAAAGTCAATCATTAGATTTTGCTTCTGAAAAAATTATAGGTATTAAAAAAATTAATTATGAAGGTGACTTAACAAGATTACACAGAGAAGACTTTAAAAAATTCGTTTTTTATAATGCTGTAGATAGTTGCCTCGTTCAAAGAATACACATTAAAATGAAATATGTTGATATACTTTATGGTATGTCTGTTTTAGGTAAAATTAGAATAAAAGATGCTATTTCCACATTAGCATTAACTGAAGGAATATTAAGAGAAAAATTAAGAGATCAAAAAAATGTTGTGCTGGTTAGAGATGAACACGTTGACGAATATGGTGATACAGAGGCATCATCAATTAAAGGTGGTTGGGTGAAAGAACCAGTTAGAGGTATGGCAACATGGACAGTTTGTTTTGATTTTAGTTCTTTGTATCCAACAACAATGAGACAATTTAATATTTCTGCCGATTCATATAAAGGTCAACAAATTAAAGGTAAAAGCTATTCTGTATTTAATGGTCATCAATTAATGATAGATCCTACTGATATTGTAACTCTAAATGGATCTGTTTTTAAGAATGAACTTGGCGTAGTAACCTCTGTAATGGGTGATGTTTATTCTGATAGAAAAAAATGGAAGAAAGTAATGATGGAAAAACACGAAGAACTTGAAAAATTAAAATCTGAACTTAAAAATTTAGAAGATTCTGCAATATAGAATTAAATTCATTATAATTTTTATCTATTATTATAATATATTTATATCCTAATTTTTCACATTCTTGCTGTTTTACTATATTTTTACTATAATACTTTTTATACCAATATGATGATTTTATTTCAATAATTAAATTTATATCTGGTATAAAAAAATCTGAATGATACATAGTTTTTTTATTATCAAAAGTAATTCTTATTGATTTTCCATTTTCAATAATTATTTTATTATAATAATTATTTAAAAAATTTAATTCATAACTACTTTGATATAATAACTTAGTATTTAAAAAAACTTTTCTTTTTAGTGATGATATTTGGGATTTAATCATTATTTCTTTGTTTTTCATAGGATTATCAAACCCATATTTATTAATAAATATTTCTTTTATTTTATCTTTTTGTAAATTTGAGTGTAGAGTACACACACTATTCCATTTTTTTAAATTCGTGTTTTTAATTTTTTCCTTTACCGTTTCATTTTTAGAAACTGCTCTAAATCCATATTTTTCTAAATTTGTAGTTGAGGTTTTTTCTTTTATGTTGATATTCTGCTGAGGATTTTTAACACCATATTTATTTAAACAAGTTTCAGAAGCTTTTGCCCTATTATTATAATTTTTATCTTTATATTTTTTAATTTTTGTTTCTTTTAATTTTTCTTTTATTTCTTCTAATTGAAAACTATTTTCAACTCCATATTTTTCTAACATTGTTTTTTTGTATGTTGATATTTTACATTTATTACATGAGTATTTGTTATTTTTAAAACTTGAATAATAATCTTGAATTTTTAAGTCTTTTTCGATATTGCAAGTATCACATTTTACTTTAACCTTCATTTGACTATTTTTAGGTAGATCTTCAACTTTTATTACATTTAAATCTTTTGTATTAACAATATATCCTATATCTTTATATCTTTTTATAAGAGCACCTTTAATATGTATATTCACTTCTTTTGTTAATATCATTTTATTTTTAATTTTTTAATTTTTTAATATTTTGGTAATATTAATTGCATTTTAATATAATAATTTTTTGATTTATAAAATGTTATAATATTAATTACTTTATTATATTTTACTTATATATATTTGTTTATAATATATAAAATAAAATAATATTTAAGAAAAAAAAGCCTCACTTTTTGAGGCTTTTTTATTTTATTAATCTTTTTTTGTTGATTTAATTACATCTTTTAATTTTAATTCAACCATTTTCATAGGTTCATCTAAAGATTCAACAAAAACTTTACTACCCTCAATTTTATTGATATGACCTCTAACTTTACCATTATCAACATATTGTCCAACATATCCACCTATTGGTCTTTCTCTTGGTGTTGGCGGATCTACTACAAAATTATTAAAAAATGCAATTTTTTTATTTTCTTGATCTTTAACTGCTGCTACACCAAAATTAGGATTTGATTTGAGTTCTTTTTCTTCACCTAATATAGTATATTCAGGTTGTTTTTCTTTTTTTACTGTAACTTCTTTTAATTTAAAAGATTCAAATTTTTTAACTTCGTCTGAATTATCATTTTCTACAACAGTTTCCTTAATAACATCTTTAGCAACATCAGTTCTTTTTGTTTTAGGTGCTGCTTCTGGTGTCCAATTTTGCTCAAAATCATTAAATTTTAATACATTATTTAATTTTTCTTTCATATTTTCTTTTTTATTTTCTTTTACTATTGATTTATTAACCAATTTTGATTTAAAAGCAATAGTTTGTAATTTACTATCTTTTTGTGAAAATTCTTGCCATGATTCAATTCCAGTATCTACAGGATTACCAATATATTGTAAATTTGGTACATTATGATTAAGTCTATCACCTGCTGTTAAATCACCTATATCAGTACCTTTTGTTTCAGCCCTTAATTTTTTTAATTGTCTAACTGAAGTTTCTAATGGTAGCATTATATTAATATTTATTTTTATGTATATATTAAAAAACATTTCTCATTTTTTTTAATATACATTTAAATGAAAGAATGCTTCATAATAACGACATACTGTAATACACCATATAGGGTAAGTGAATTAAAAAAATGTATAAGTAATCTAAATAGATTTAATATAGATATATTAATTCATGCACACTATCCACTTGATTTAGAAATTCAGCAAAGTGTAAAATATTATATTTATGATTCAACCAATCCAGTAATAAGAGATGGTTCAAAAACAATAATAAGATGGAAGTGGTATAAAACCGCAAATAAATTGTTAACCATAACAAATCCAGATTATTCTTATGCTGTTATGAATCAATGGAATAGTTCTCTAATTTTTTTAAAAGAAAAAAAATATGATTATATACATGTTATTAATTATGATACCTTTATAACTGATTACGTTTTAAAAAAACATCAAGATTATTTACAAAATAATGATGCTGTTTTTGAATATTCAGATTTAAATAAAAGAGATTTTGATGCAAATGAATATGATGATAAAATGATATTTGTTGTATTTTTTTCTATAAAAAATACATTTATTGAAACATTAACAAATGAATTAACATTAGAAAAATATTTACAATCTAAAGATACAATGTTAGAAACATATTTAATGGAAGTTTTATATAAAATTGAAAATAAATATAAGCATGAAAAATATTATGGAGTAGATAATTTTAAAATAAAAAAATTGGGTACATCAGAGATAAAAATCCATTTAGGTGATTCTATACAATATTCAACTGATACAAAAAAAGAAGATTTTGATGTATATACAACAGTATCAGAAGCAAATGGTTTTGATTTAATTAATATTGGCTATTGCTTTGTATTTGGTGGAATTAATGAAGAACATAATAAATTTGAGATATTTATTTTTGAAATTAATAAACCAATTGATAATATTGTTATAAATATTAATGGTAATATAACCAATGCATATAATATTAAAAATAAAGAATATTCATTATTAACTGATTATTCTATGAATGATATTATTAAATTAATAGATGAAGATAAAGTATCAATAATTATAAATAATAAAGTTATTGATAGAGAAATAATTGTTGCAATGAAATACCAAGGTATAAAAATGAAATATGAATAATTATTATAAAAATAAATAAAAAAATATGTTAAATTTTGATAATTTTGATTGGGGTGTACCAGAATCTCATTATACTTTTTTACGAGACGAAACTTTAGCAGGTCAATATGAAAAAATATTTAAAGTAGAAGAAAACGATATCGTTGTTGATATTGGCGCATTCGTTGGAAGCTTTACATATTCAATATTAGATAAAAATCCACAACATTGTTGGGTTATGGAGCCTGTTGAGGCTCATTATAGAACATTATATAAAAACCTAAAAGGTTACCCAGTATCTTTTTTAAGGAGAGCTATTTCCAATGAATTTGAAGTAAATATAGAATGGCAAGGATTTGAAAGTAAAGCTAAAGGTATAACATTTAAAGAATTTATAACAGATAATTGTATAGATAATATTGATTTTTTAAAAATTGATTGTGAAGGAGGAGAATATTTAATATTTACTGAAGAAAATTTTGATTACTTAAAAAATAATGTTAAAAAAATAGCATTTGAATGTCATTTAGGTCTTGATGAGGATAATAAAATGTTTAAAAACTTTAGAGATAATATGTTAATAAGATTTAATTATAATGTTTTATCAATTGATGGCATTGATATTAAATGGGATTTATTTAATGAACATTTTGTGGAATACTATAAACAAGTAATTATTTATATAGATAATAGAAATTAAAATAATAATATGATAGATAAATTTGCATATGGTAGAATAAACAGTATTGATGGAATTAGAGATTATAAACCAGTAGAAACATATGCCGTTTTTATACAAGATTTAGTAAAAACCACAAATTGTAGAAAATATTTAGAACTTGGTGTAGATAATGGTTATAACATAAAATATATTAGAGATCATGTAGAAAAATGTGTTGGTGTGGATGTTTATGATAAATTACAAGATAAAAATAATATAGAATATCATTTAATGACCACCGATAATTTTTTTAATAATAATAATGAAACATTTGATATTATTTTTATTGATGCTAATCATGATTGGAGGTATGTTAGAAGAGATTTTGAAAATTCATTAAAAGTATTAAATGAGTTTGGTATTATAATTTTACATGACACCGATCCTATACATGAAGTAATGATACATACTAATCTTTGTTCAGATTCATATCATATCTTTGATTATGTTTATTCTATTCATCCAGAATTAGATATTATAAATTTACCAATATGTGATATGGGTTTATCTTTGGTTAAAAGAAAAAAAGATAGAAGAGTTTCAAAATATTTATGAATCATATATATCAAAATATCGAAGGTTGGTTTGATTTTGAAGAAATTTACTCAAATATGGTTAATAAATTTGAATCAGGATCATATTTTGTTGAAATTGGCTCTTGGCTCGGTAAATCTACATCATACATGGCAGTTGAAATAGCTAATTCTAAAAAGAATATAAAATTTGATTGCATAGATTGTTGGGATGGTTCAATTGGATCAACTGATGAAGAAATTTATACTAAAAAAATAAATGATTTAAAAACACAAGATAGTACATTATACGAAGAATTTTTAAAAAATATAAATGTAGTTAAAGATTATATAAATCCAATTAAAGCATATTCATATCAAGTTTTTGACAAATATGAAGATAATTCAATAGATTTCTTATTTATTGATGGTGCACATGATTATGAATCTGTTAAAAATGATTTACAGTGTTGGTTTCCTAAAGTAAAAAGGAATGGAATAATTGCTGGTCATGATTATTTAAAATTAGACTGTCCAGGTGTGTATAATTCTGTTAATGAATTTTTTAAAAATAAAAATATTCAAATTTTTGGTACATCTTGGTTAGTTAATAAAAGCGATATAAAAAATTTAGTTATTGATACCTTTATATTTTATAATGAACTTGAATTATTAGAATTTAGACTAAAAGAATTAGATGAATATGTTGATTATTTTGTTTTGGTAGAATCAAAAAAGGCACATTCAGGTAATAATAAGGAATTATATTTTGATAATAATAAAAATTTATTTGATAAATATTTAAATAAAATAATACATATAATAGATGATGATTTAGAATCAGTTTCTAATGTGACACATTTGGACAATTTTAAAAACACTCCAGCTAGAATTAGAGAAGAGAATCAAAGAAATTCAATTTTAAAAGGTTTAAATAAATTAGATTTAAATGATGAAGATATTATAATAATATCTGATGCTGATGAAATAATAAATCCAAATGTGATAATAGAATATATAAATAAAGATTTTAATATATTAGCACTAGAACAAGATTTTTATTTTTATAATTTAAATTATAAATATCCTAAAATATGGACTTTTCCAAAAGTTGTAAAATATAAAATACTTAAAAGCTCAACACCAGAAGACATTAGAATATTAGTAGATGGAGAAATAGTTAAAAATGGTGGGTGGCATTTTTCATATTTTTTTGGTCCAAAAAATATATCTGATAAAATTAAAAATTTTTCACACCAAGAATTTAATAATGATATTTATACTAATGATGAATATATTAATAATTGCATAAAAAATGGTGAATATATTTTCGATAATGTTAAATTAGAATATATTGAAATAGAAAATAATAAAAATTTACCGAAAAATTATAAAATTTTATTAAATAATAAATTGATAAACATAAATAATTTTGAATATTTAGACAATGATAAATGCATAAAAATATATTATGAATATTTTGGTGATAATGATATAAATATAAAAATATCATTAAAAGATTTAATTTTTAAAACTGTTGAAATTTTTCATATTGTTAATGTAACAAAAGGTATAAATTATTATAGCACTTTTTATCCATATGATGTACATCCATATTGTAATACACATTTTACAATGGGTATTGATGTTTTTATTTATGATAATGATAATAATGAATTAATATATGAAAAAAAGTTACCTGGAATTAAATGTATAGAAAGACCTCAATTGTTGCCAACTTTTTGGGTTATAGGAGATTCACATGTTGGGAACATATTTAATAATATTGAATCTAATCTAATTTGTGATAATTTTATAATAAATCATGTTTCACATTTTTTATTATCAATTAAAAATTTTATAAGGTCTGATTGGAAATCTTTTTTAAAAACAATACCAATTAAAGAAGGAGATAAAATATCTCTATTGTTAGGAGAAATAGATTTAAGAATTGGCATTCTTTGGAAAATTAGAAATATAGATAATAGTGAAGATAGAAATAAGAATTTAATTGAAATAACTGAAAAATTATTAGATGATTATTATTATGCAATAGAAGATATTAAAAAAATTATATTCAAATTGTGAAGTTATTATTTTAACTCCAAATGGTGCACTAAAAGATAATTTTGAAAACAAAGATTTAATATCTGGAACAGAAATTGAAAGATTATTTTTATATAAAAAGTTTAATTCTTTTTTTAATAGTAAGAATATTAAATATTGGAATTGTATGAAAAATTATTTGGACGAGAAAGGATTTATGGAAAAAAATATTTAAGATCACCAGACGATCATCATGTTATTGATGGTGATTTTTTTATAAATGATTTAAAAAATAAAATTAATATGAAAACTGTTTTTTTAATAACTAGTTATTGTGATACAGATTTAAAAATTGAAGTATTAAATGAATGTATAGATAATTTAAAAAGTATATCAGGATATGATATTTGTTTACATGCTCATTATCCGTTAAATGATAATATTCAAAAAAGAGTTAATTATTATTTATATGACAGTTCAAATCCAATTTTATATTATCCAGAAAAATATATTACTTGGTGGATTAAATATAAGCAATATACACTTCATATATATACTGAAGACTATGGTTATGCTGTTTTACAGCAATGGAAAAGAGGATTTGATTTTTTAAAAAATATTTATGATAATATAATTATATTAAATTATGATACTATTATAACAGAGAAATTATTAAATGAAATTGAAAATAAATCTGATTTTGAGGGTTGTGCATTTTTACATGAAAATGATAATGTAATAATGCCATTAGCATCAATTAAATCTAGTTCAGAACTTTTTAATAAAATTTCAAAAGAAAAATATAAAGAAATAAATGGATTTGCTGAAGATTTTGCAAAATATATATATATTCTGAATCTAATTCTTATATTTTTAAATTTGATGAATATAAAGACGATTTTTATACAGTTATAAATTTTGATTCTAATGATAAATTTAAAGATAATGTATTATCAAATCATGGTTCTTCTTATGATTTAATGAAATTTGAAAATTTTAATATGTTTATTGCTGAAAAAAACAACAATGTAAATATATTATTTTATGACATAAAAATAGACTTATCAGTTAAAATATTATATAATGAGTTAATATATTACACTAATATAACAGATGAATATAAGTTAATAAGTACTGAAATAAAGTTTGAAAAATTAAATATTAATAACTTAAATATTATTGTAAATGATAATGATATAGAATTTAATAAAGATATTATTAAATATTGTAAAATAATTGAAAATTAATGATAAAAAACAAAAAAATATTTATAACAGGCGGTGCTGGTTTTTTAGGTAAAAATATCATAAAAAGTTATTATAACGAAAACGAAATAACTATTTATTCAAGAGATGAGGCAAAACATTATTATCTCAAAAAAGAATTTCCGAATGTAAATTGCATTATTGGAGATGTTAGAAATTTTGATTTAATGAAAAGATCATCTAAAAATCATGACATTGGTATATTTGCTGCATCTCTTAAACAAATAGGTGCAGTTGATCAAAATTATGAAGAATCAGTTAAGGTGATTATTAATGGTGCTATAAATTCTAGAAGATGTGCAGAAGAAAATGAAATGGAAGCAGCGTGTTTTATTTCATCAGACAAATCAAGAGCTGCAACAACTTTATATGGTTCTATGAAATTTGTTGCTGGTGAACTTTTTATTGTTAATGCTGAAAATAGTTCAACTAGATTATCTTCTGCTATATATGGTAATGTTTCAAATTCAACAGGTAGTGTTATTCCACTTATATGGGACAGTATAAATAAAAATTATCATCTAACTTTATATTCAGATAAAATGACAAGATTTATGTTAGATGTACAAATCGCTATAGATGTTATCGAAAACGCATTAAATTTTAATGGATATAATGTTATACCAAATGTAAAAAGTTTTAAAATAAAAGATTTGTTTGATATTTATAAAGATAAATTTGGATTAAAATATGAAATTGGAGAACCAAGAATATCTGAAAAAATACATGAAATAATGATAGCAAAAGAAGAATTACCACGTACATATTATTCAAAAGAAAATAATATTTATTTAATGCATTATAAAAATATACAAGAAAATAATATGTATGGAAAATTAATAAACAACGAATATAATAGTGGTGATTATACATACACAAAAAATGAATTAATTGAAATTTTAGAAAAAAATAATTATTATAAATAATGAAAATATTAATATTAGGACACAATGGTTTATTAGGAAATATGGTTTATAAATATTTTATCTCAAAAAAATATGATATAATAACAACAAATTTAAGATGGCCTAATGATGATTTCAAACTATTGGTATCTGATCAAAAAGTAGATTATATTATTAATTGTATTGGTATAATACCTCAAAGAAAGCCAACAGATGATCAATATAATAAAATTAATTATGAATTACCAAAATGGCTAGATAAATTAGGTGTTAGGATAATTCATCCTGACACAGACGAAGGTGATGAAACGCCATATGGATTATCTAAAAAATTAGCAAGAGAAAAAATATATCATAATACTAAAATTATAAAAACATCTATATTAGGATTTGAAAAGAATACAAAATTTTCCTTTTTAGATTGGTTTTTAAATTCTGATGATACAGTTAATGGTTTTACTAATCAATATTGGAATGGAAATACAACATTAGAATGGTCCAAATGGTCAGAGACGATAATGCTAAATTGGAATAAATTTAATCATGTTACAATATTATCAAATCCTGATTGTTTATCAAAATATGAGATATTACTTAAAATAAAAGAAATATTTAATAAGGATATTAAAATTGTTCCAACAGAATCTTCAATATCTAAAAATAATTGTATGAACGGTGATTATATTACTGATAATTTATTTGAACAAATAAAAGAAATGAAAATTTTTCATGAAAAATAAAAATTCTATTCAGATTCTTGTTCTAAATATTTGTTCTAACTTTTTCTTTCGATGCTTTTTGATATTTAAATTTTCAATAATTTCTGCAATTTTTGGACTAATTATTATATAATTACCAGCACCTGTTAAAGATTTTCTATGTATTAATTCTGCAGCTTTTGATATTTTTTCATATAAATTCATCAAATTATTATATTTAAATTATAATATATAGTTTAAAATAATGATAACTATGATTAAAAATATTAAAAATTTATTTCTAAAAATAAAAAATTTATTTATAAAAATAAAAAATTCTGACTTTTATAAAACATATAAGGAAGAAATGATTGCTATACCATTATTATTAATAGGTTTTTATTTTTTCAATAGCTTAATGATTAAAATGTTTCCACAAGGTGCGTTTTTTGATTTTTATAGTCAAATAGAAACAATAATATCTAAAATTTTATTATTCATTATTACATTGTGGTCAGCACATTTCGCACTTAGAATATCATTTCCTAAAATATATAAATATTTACATGATAAGATATATCACAATTTTGATAGTATATCTGAAGATAAAAAAATAGAATATACTATAAAGTTTATTTTGGTGTTTATACTTGCTGCCGCTTTGGTATTTGGTGCTGGAGCACAAACAAAAAGTATAAATAAAAATATAGATGTTAGAGAAAATTTAATAGACACTATTAACTCTCAATTAAATGTTAGAGAAACATCAGAAAACAGAGGACCAATGATAGATAAATATTTAATAACAGTAAAATCAAAATTAAGGCAACCATGGTGTGGTGCTTTTGTTGGCGCTAATCTCACCTGGTTAGGAGTTGAAAATCCAAATACTGCATGGTCTCCTAGTTATGCAATACAAAAAGATATTATATGGTCATCAAAGAGAAAAAATAATAACATCAAATTATTACCAGGAGATGTGATAACATATTATTATCCAGAACTTGGTAGAGTTGGTCATGTTGGATTTTTAGAAAAAGTAGATAAAAGTGGTTATTTTATTACAGTTGAGGGAAATACTAATTCTGGATTTAGTAGAGAAGGAGATGGTGTTTATAAAATAAAAAGAGATCCAAAAAAAGTGCATGCTATATCAAGATACATAAAAATAACACCAATTGAAACTACAAAAAAGAATTTGTAGTTTCAATTTTATTAATTTTTGCTTTTCTTTCTACCATTTTTTTACCATTTTCAGATAAACAAACATTGCTATTATTACAATTTGGACATCTAACAAACAAAATTCTAATAAGTTTACCTTTAATTTCAAGTATATCAGAAGATTCATCAAAATCTTTATCACAATCAATACAATGATATTTCATATTTAATTATATGAATTATTATATAAAAAGTTTATAACAAATAGTAAACTTGGATACATATTTTTTATATATAGTATAAAATATAACCATAAATATGAAATATATAAGATGGACAAAAGACGAAACAAATAAATTAATAGAAATTTATTCTGATGAAATAAATTTTAATATTGCAAAAATTTTAAATAAAACTATTGATCAAATTGAAAGAAAAGCATATTTATTAAAATTGAAAAAATCTAAAAAACAAAAGAGTAAAAATATAGCTAATAGAAATAAAATTGTTGGCAGAGATTTATCATATGAAAATTTAAAAATAATTGCACAAAAATATAAAACAAGAGGTGAATTTCAAAGATTAGATGGTAGTGCATATTATACAGCAAGAGTTGCTGGTTATTTAAATGATATTTGTAGTCATATGGTTACTGGATCATATTCAATACCACAGTTAATATTATTTAGTATTATAAAAAAATTATTTAATGATACAATTACCTATAATGAAAAAAATATAATAAAGCCATACGAATTAGATGTTTATATTGAAAAATATAAACTCGGATTTGAATATGATGGTAAGTTGTGGCATGTTAATAAAGAAATAGATATGATTAAAACTGAGATATGTAAAAATAAAAATATTACACTTATAAGATTAACTGAAAATAATAGAAATTATATACAAGATATAAAAAAACAATTAATTAAAAATATTAAAATTATTAATAATATTTGTAATAAAAATTTTAATGTTAATTATATTATAAATATTGATGATAAATATATTAATGAATTTATTAATAGTAAAATAATAGATGAAAAAGAAATAATAAATATTATTAGCAAATATGATAATTATCATGATTTTAAAATTAACGAATTCTCATTATATCAAAAATTGATTAATAGAGGATTGATAGATAAATATACATCAAAATTGAAACGTAATAAAATTTATTGGACAGAAGAAAAAGTTATTGAGGAGATAAAAAAATATAATAAATTAGGAGAATTTATAAAAAATTCAAAAGGTTGCTATCTTTATATTAAAAAAAATAATTTAAATCATTTGATTAAAAATTTACATAGAACATCAAAATTCTCTATTTCTGATATAAAATCAGAAATGGAGAAATATGATAATTTGAAAGATTTTAGAGAAAAATCACCTAAACATTATTCTTACGTTAAAAAAAACAAATTATACAATTTAATAGAAAAATTAAAAAGATTAAAGTAAGTCACTTGCTATTGTTGCCAATTCTGATCTTTCTCCTTTTTCCAAAGTTACATGTGCATAAATTGATTGATTTTTCATTTTGTCAATTAGATGTGATAATCCATTACTTTGTGCATCTAGATAAGGTGTATCAATTTGATGAATATCACCAGTAAATATAATTTTTGTGCCTTCTCCAGCTCTTGTTACTATAGTTTTAATTTCCAGAGGTGTTAAATTTTGTGATTCATCAATTATGAAAAGAACATTAGAAATACTACGCCCACGAATGTAAGTTAACGGTGTAATAATAACTTTTTCTTCTTTTATACAATCCCCTATAAATTTATATTCTTTATCTGTTTCTTTATATTGATTTTGGATAAATTTAATATTGTCAAAGAAACCGTCCATATATACTATTAGTTTGGAATTTAAATCACCAGGCAAAAACCCCAAATCCTTACCATTCAATGGTATAGTTGGCCTAGTTAGATATATTTGTTTAAATACTTTTTTTTGTTGTAACGCTGCTGCTAATGCCAACAATGTTTTTCCTGTACCAGCCACACCTTGTAATGAAACTAATTTAACATCTGGATTTAAAAGAGCATGTAACGCAAATACTTGTTCAGAATTTCTTGGTGTTATTTTATAACAAGTTTGTTTTTCTATTCTTTCAACATTTTTAGTCTTTGAATTAAAATAACAAAGTACAGAAGATTTATCGTTTTTAATAATTAAATATTTATTATTGTAAATATCTGTTAATCCAATATCTTCTGGTGAACAATATCCAGTTTGATATATATTATTTATTATAGTATCATCAACATTTTCTATAATTGACTTACCTGTAATTAATTTTTCTGTGTCTTGAATTTTACCAGTTAAATAATCTTCTGAATTTAAATTTAAAGATTTAGCTTTTAACCTTAAATTAATATCTTTAGATACTAATATTACTTTTTTATTTGGATTTTCTGATATTAATGTTAATGCAGCATTTAATATATGATGGTCTGCTTTATTATCTTGAAAAATTTTAATAGCATCAACAATTGGATTTTCTGTCATTATAACTTTAAATTTACCTTTACTTTTATTTATTGGAATCCAATTATTTAAATTATTTTTATTGGCAAGTTTATCTATATTTCTAATAAATTCTCTTGCTTCATAATTAATAGTATCATTTCCCTTTTTAAAATTATCCAACTCCTCAAATACTGTAATTGGAATTGCTACATCATTATCCTCAAAATTATAAATTGCATTGTGATCATAAAGTATCACAGATGTATCTATTACAAAAATTTTATTGCTTTTTTTTGACATTCATTTTATTTATTTTTATTTGCTTAATATTAAGCAATCGTTGATTAAATTAATTTAATCATCTAAATCAAAAAATGATTCTGTATCATCCTCAACATCTTCCTCATCATCATTTTTACGTTTTGACATTTCCGATTTAATTTTTATTAATCTTTTTTTCTTCAACAGTCTAGTTTGGCTTAAACAAGATTCTAATTTTTTATGATTAGAACTTAATAATAAAAAATTAGATTTTAGTAAATCTAAAGAAGACTCATATTCCTTCAAATAAGAATAATATTCGTCAACTTTTTCATTATCAATACAATCAGAAATTTCAATTAATTTTAAAATATCATTATGACTTTTTTGAAAATTTATATATAATTCCTCCATTTCTTTTTTTAAACGCATTAATTCGTTATAATCTACTTTCATATTTTCATTTTTTAAATTATTCTCCTTTTATACACTTTGTATGTATGATCATATTCATTATTATCATCTTTCTCTTTAAATTCTTCCGATTCTAATATCCAATCATTATAGTTTAATTCTGGAAAATATGTATCTCCATCAATTATAGTATGAACAGTTGTTAGATAAATATAATCAGCATATTCTAAAAATAATTTATATATCATTCCTCCACCAATTATAAAAACATCACAATCTTTACCACACTCTATTTTAGCTTTTTCTATTGCCTCAAACATATTATATGCAACTATCACATTAGGTGCTGAAAATTTTGGATTATCAGTTAAAACTATATTTGTTCTATATGGTAATGCACCATTTGGTAGAGATTCAAATGTTTTTTGACCCATTATAACAGTATTACCAATTGTTAATTCTTTAAATCTCTTTAAATCATTACTTAATCTCCATAATAACTTATTGTTCTTACCGATTACCCAATTTTCTGATACTGAAACTATTATCTTTAATTTAACCATATTTGTTGTTTTTAATATTTATTACATTTTATAAATAAAGTTTAATAAAAAAAGCTTCATTCAAGGCTTTTTAATCTTTTTAATTTTATTTGTCTTAATTCCTTTAATGTACAAAAATAATCATGAAAAAAATTATCAAGTGTTAAAACTTTTTTGTCTATCATAATTGAATTACTGTTTTTATAGAAAGAAACACCTAATACATCATAAAAACTAGGCCAGTCACTATCAATGATATATGATTTACCTTCTTCAAATATTTTATCTTCTAAAAAAACAAAATTTCTTTTACAATATACTATATCTCCCTTTTTATAATTCATTAATTAAAATATTATTTAAGAGTTGCATTTTTATCCCAAAATTCAACGGACTCTAAATATTTTTCTTTATCTAAAGCTACACCAGAGCCACCATATTCAATTCCAAGTGCATTCCTTAACATTGTTTCGGGTTTCATTGGTTCTTCATTAGGATGACTTTGACCAAGTATGGCAACTACTCCCCAATCAGCACCAAATAAAAATGGCACACCAGCATTTTTTTTATCTTCTGAATGTTCTTTATGTAATTGTTCGTTGCTATAAAGAACTAGCATCAACCATTCAGCTTTTGGTTTACTAATTGGTAATTCAAACCATCTTGAAAATACAGGCAATTCACCTTCTCTACGAGCAGAATATCCTGAACGAAGATATTGATAATTTTCTAATGTTATTGGTAGTGAACCAATACGAGCATCTGTAAAATTTTTAATCGGTAATAATTTACAAAATGGAGCATAACCGTCTAATAATTTAAAATTTTCAAACGGTGCAACTGGGTTTAAAAACATATTAAATCTTTGTGGTGTACAATCTAAAATTTTTGTACCACCAAAAGTTTTATCAAAATGCCTTAATGCGAAATCTGTTAATTCTATATTCATTTTATATTATTTTATATATTTAGCTCTACATTTACTTTTACTATTACATTTACCCCTATCGTAAAATATACAATATCTATCAACATTAGCACATAAATACATTGAGTCATCATTTTCAGTTTCTTCTTCTTCACTTTCACTAAAAATTTCCACAATAATAGGTATTACAAAAAAAACTATTATGAATACTACTAAAATAATTAGAAATATTAGAGTTCCCGATATTTTCATTTATTTTTTATATTAAAAGTTATAACCAATTTTCAGTATAATAATCCCCATTTAAAATTATATGGATTATATCCATCTCTATAAGCAAAAGGTGTATAAATAGGATATGATAATTGAGATTTTTTATTAAAAGATTTTGGTGTTATTTCGCTACCTACAAAATTATAAATTGGAAATTGTCTATTATCAGACCACATACCAATTTTTGGATAATTATTTGAAGTATCACCGTTATAAATACCTAAAATCAATTTTCCTTGATATTGAAAAATAACCTTAGAACCCACTATTGGTTTTTCTGTTTCAAAAATTTTCCAATCAAATTCAATTTTCATAATTTAATGTTTATTTAATTACAATTTTTGTTTTTTCTCTATATTGATGTGCATCATATCCAGGAATACCATTTTCGGCAAAGTGAGAATCATTTAAACTATAATATTTTCCTTCTTTATTCACACATCTAACTATATGTCTTGAACCAGTATTCCAAATAACATATTCACCTTTTGGTAATCGTTCAACATATCCCATATAATTTGGATCTTTTGGTCCAGCACAACTAATTAGTACAATTAGCATCAAAAATATAATTTTTCTCATAATATTTTTTTATTAAACATTAGTAGTATTTTTTAGAAATTCTCTATATTTAGTAATAATTAATTTTTTTTCATCATCATCTTCAATATTAAGTTCAATAAAATTTACATTCAATTTTTTTCTTAATTCATTAAAGGCTGGTTTTGAAAAACCATCAATTGCTAAAATTAGAGGTGTTGGTCAGCATTTTCGTTAATAAGTTCAATGCTTAATTGATGAGTACATAATTGTAAATATTTACCATTATCACATTTTTTATACGTTGGTAAATAATTATAATCTAACTTTTCAATACTATCTACATATACGATTTTAATCATTTTTTAAATTATTTTCTAATTTAATAATTTTGTTTTTTCTTAATAATACACTTAACTCATATAACAATTCATCATCATTAATGAGTTGTTTATATATATCTAATGCTATTTCTTTCTTGTTTGGTGGTCTCATGGGTTTTCCTTCATCCCAACCCATATAAACATCGGGAGGCTCATCGTTCATAATTTTATATTTTAAATTTTTGTTTTATTATTCTTTGTTTTAATCTTCTTCTTCCACCTAATAAATCACTTAAAAAAAAGTAAATGTTTGGTAGTTTTTTTTCTACTTTTTTAACAGCATGATTAATTGCACTAAATTCACTTAATTTTGGATATATTTTATAGTCTTCACACATATACATTTTTTGAGACCACAGAACACAATCATCGCATAATAACTCTTGTCTAACTCTTAATTTTGTGTATAATTTTATAGCTTTAATTAATTTCATCTGTATTTATTTTTTACGTTTTTAGGATTTTTACCAGTTAACAATTCTTCAACCATAGGTACAGTTAAAAAATATGGTAAATCTTCCCATGTTTCTTCCCAATAAAACCACACAACCATTCCAGCACTAGTTCTTTGTGGTAATATTTCAATTCCTGCAATATCACCATTTCTTCTTGCTATTAACCAATTTTTTGCTAATTCAATTAGTTCCATTATCTATATTTGTTAATAATTGTTTCACGATTTGAAAAACCTCTACTTCTTGGTGATAGAATTACAATAGGTGCTGCTTGTGCAGCTTTAAATACTGAAATTCTACTTTTTGTTAAAGTAAAATCAACCTCTTTTATAAATTGTTCCATAATATATTTTTCATAAATATCTTTTGGAAAGAAATCAGCGGTTAATCTTTTATTTTCAAAATCACTAATTAATTGAGTTTTTGTTTTTTTACAACGAATAACTTCTGCACATAAACCAGATTGAATATAATAATCAATTGGATCATATTTACTATCAGGTAATTCTGCTGCAGGAATAATTTTACCATTATATAATCCTTCGGGTATTACATGCTCAATATATCCTAATTTATGAAATTTTTTGTTAATTTGAACACAAAGTTCAAACAATTCAAGTTTTGTTAAATCACCAATTGGTGAATGTACACCAATAGAACCAATATCATGAAATGATGCCCAACCTAATACAATTTCAGTGTGATTACCACAAGCAACAATACCTGATCCAAACCTATGACAAGCAGCTAAACCTTGAACTGTTCTTAATACAGCTTGCATGGTTGCTTGACCAGTCTTATTTAATTCTGAACCAAAGTTTTCAGTGTCTTTTCGATTAAGTGTTTGATAAACTTCTTCTAATTCATTTGTATAAATTTCAACTCCAAAATTTTCAGCTAATTGATGTACAATTGGTAAACTATCACTATTTAACGATGTTGGATTAGTGATAAAAACGCAATTTTCTTTACCCATTGATAAAATAGATAATGCCATACCAATAGAACTATCAACACCACCACTAATATGTACTTGTGCTTTTTTTATTCCAATCAATTTGAAAAGTTCTTTTTGCTCAAAAGAAATTGCATCTATAATTTCATCATATTTATAGTTAATAATATCATTTGAATTTGAGCATTTAGATTTTAATAAATATTTATTTGTTGAAGATTTTTCATAGATAACCATTAAAGTATCTTCTTCAAATCTTTTCATTTGAATAAAATTATTATTGTACGGATCATATACTAAAGATGAACCATCAAATACAATAATATTTTTAACAATGTCACCAACACCAACTGAATTTATAGAAATAATAGGAACTTTTAAGTGTCCTAATCCTTTAAATAAATTTTTACGGATATCTTGTTTTCCATAATAGAAATAAGATTGATTAACAGAAATTAACATTTCTGCACCCATATCAACCATTTCTTTAGGTATATTACGTGAGTGACTTGTGTACCAAATATCTTCACAAATAGGAGTTCCAACTTTTACTTCTTCATCATTGATTTGTAATTTGAAAACTTTTGTTTTTTTACCAGGTTTAAAATATTTTTTATCTTCGTGATGATCGGCATTTGCAAGTAATTGTTTATCATACCGTTGAATACGATTTTTGTTAATTACAGCAACACTATTTTTTAATAATGGAAAACCATCAGGTTTTGTACCGTGATAACTAATATATCCCACAATAACACATTTATTATAAGGTACAATTTTTAATAAGTCACGAACACAATTTTCTTGTTCAAATATGAAATCTGTATTGTCCCATAAGGCTCCAACACAATATCCTGTAAATGCAACCTCAGGAAAAACAATAATATCAGAGCCTTCATTTAATGCAATATTAGTTTTTTCTAATATTTTTTTATAATTTCCTTTGATATCACCAGATATAGTATTAATTTGATTAAGTGAAATTTTCATATATTAATTTTTTTTACAAAGATAAGATTTAATTTTATTTAATTTCATTTTTCTTAAAAATTTTTCAGGAATAGGTAAAAAGGTTATAGAATTACCAACATTTTCTGTTAGTTGACAATATAACATAAAACCATCATTTTCAATTTCTACATTATTAACTTTTATAAAGTCATAATGTAAATAATTTTCATCTAATGATTTTTTTATTATTTCAGGATTTTTATTAAGATAATCTTTTAATTGTAATTCTATATCATTCATATTTTAAATATTCATCATTTAAAGAATAATTATTTGCTGCTTTAATAGCAACCCTTAATATATCTTCATATTTATTATTTTTACCTTTAAAGGCATTTACAAAAATTATTGTGGCTTTATCTAAATCCTTATTTTCAATATGTTTTAGACATAAATTATAACTATTTACAAGTCTTTTATCTCTAATATCATACTTTCTTTTTATTAAACTATCCCAAGTAAAAGACATTATTAATTTAAATATCATAACATAGAAAGCAATACACATAAAAAGCAATGACATATTTCCAAGTATAAGCATTCCAGTGGTTGATGGATAAGCTATATGATTAACAACTACAAAACTTAAAATAGCACATCCTATAAGTATTAAATGTACTATTTTGTTTATTTCTTTTGCTTTAAAAACTTGACCTTTTTTCATATTTTTTATTTTTATATTTTTCAATAAGCTGTTTTTCCTGTTTACCAAACAATAAAGAAATTTCTTTATTATTACATGTAAATTTAATAAATAATTTGTATGTAAATTTAACTTTACCAAATATTTCACTTTTTTGGAAAGCATATTCTGCTGATTTTTTCAAAAGTTTTTTTCTTTTCCTAGATAATCTATTATCTGTTATTTCCCATCTTGAAGGATTTGGATTTTTTGGCTTTGTTTGAGCATGTTTTTTACAATAGTATTTACCTTTATAATCTTTAGAATATGAAGTTGGCTTACCACATTTGCAACATTTTGTAAGTGGTTCAAATACAGTAGATGAATAAGAACAGTGTTTACAATAAGCATAACCATCAGTTCTATCTCTACGTTCCATTTCATGATTACAATTAAGAACCTTTTGGTATTTTTTCCAACAAGATTCTTCTGCTTCTTCAATTGTTGCACCTTCGCCCCTAAGAAAACAGCTTGGATTTTTAGGAAAAGCTTCAAAAAATGCAGTAGTATAACTTTCTTCACTTGACATACCTTCTGCTAAACCTTTTAATGGTTCATCACTAAAGATTTTATCAAAACTACCTTTTGGTAATACTATACCTGATGTTCCGCCTTGACAAAAACAATTCCAATCATACTTGGAATCATATTCTGGACCACCTGACATTCTTACTTTCATACTAATTCTTTTTTATTTTTAAATTTATTATAATCCATATCGCCTTTTTCAGTATTGCATTTTTTACAAGATATAACCCAATTTGATTCATCTAATGGATCTATACCTGAACTAACTGGAACAACATGATCTATTGTTGCTAAATTTTTATTATCATTATTAGCATTACATAAAATTACAGATCTGAATCCTATTTCTAAATGTTTTTTATTGCAATAATGACAAACTAAATCACCTTCAGTCTTTTTTGTTTTTAATAAAAAAATATGTCTTTTATTTAAATAATTTTGTAATACCATCATAGATTTTAAATAATCTACATCCCTTTCTCTAAAATACTCATTTAAAAGTATTAAAGATGATTGTGACTTAACCGAAACATTATCATTGTAAATGATATAATTACATTTAGTAGTGCCTGTTTTAGATTTAAAATATGTTATTACTTTCATATAAATATTTTGTGCAAAGATAATAATATTTTTAATAAAAAACGGCTTTTTTTATTTAATATATAATAAAAATGATTTTTTTAGGTAAAAATATAAAAATCAAAATAAAAAATTTATATATAGTATAATAAAAAAATAATTTAGATAAAATGACAAAAAATATTTTAAGTTTAAATGATTTCAAAGGTAAGAAATCAGTACCAGCAAAAGTAAATGAAATGGTTGACGCTATTGATGATGTTTATCGTGTTAGTGTTGATGTTGACATACCAAAAGGATTAATAAGTTCTTATATTAAAAAAGTTAAAGAAAGCACTGGTAAAGATCTTAGAGCTGACATGGGTGAAAAAAGATTAGCAGAAAGATTAGTTCAATGGGCTAATGAAAACTATTTAAATATAGAAAATTTACCAATTGAAATTGTTACTGGTTCAGATAGATCTCCTGTTCAAGCACAAACACAAGTTCAAGGACAAGTTCAAGGACAAGTACAAGATCCATCTGAAGAAACACCAGAAGGTGAAGAAGCACAAACACAACCTGTTCAAGCACAATCACAAGTTCAAGTACAACCAATTCAAAATTCTCAAGTTCAAAAACCTAATGTACAAGTTCAAGGTCAAGGACAAGGACAAGCTCAAACAGCAGCAGCACAAATTCCTGCACAAGAAATTTAAAATTATTTAATTTATACTGGTTAAAAACTCTCTTATTTTATAGGAGAGTTTTTTTATTTAAAATTATGTCTATCAATTAAAAAACTAATTTTAAATATTAATATATAAAAGAAAACAAAAAATATTATGCCAATTAAAAAATACACTGATTTTGAAAATATTAAAGAAGATGTTTTATTACAACCTAAAACTGGCAATAACTTAGGAATTGAAATATTAGATGAAAAGATAATAAAATTTAATTCTGGACATATAAAAGATATATTAGAAACTATAAAATCTAAATATTCTGACACTCATTTCTTTTTCAGAAAAAAAGATAACGAACTTCACATTGTTAAATATAATGAAACAATATCATTAAATATTAATGAATTTGTAAATTCACTATTGAAATTCTATTCAGCAAAACCTGAACTTAGAAAAATAACAGAAGGTATAAAAATTAAAGGAAATCAAAATTTTTCTATAATTGAAAACATGAAAATGAACTTTAAAGATAAATTTATTGACGATTTAACTAAATTACTTTCAAAGAAAATTTAATAATAAAATGATTTTAGATAAATTTGTTGAAGTTACAATTATTAATCATAACATAAATCATTATAAAAAATTAGGATATAATGTTAAATGTAAAAATAAAATTATAGTCAAACCAAAAGAATTATCATCTGGTTCTCATTATAGGTTAAATTGTGCCTGTGATGAGTGTGAAAATAAAACAAATGTTAAATATCAAGATTATATGATTGTTTTTAATAAAAATGGTAAATATATTTGTAAAGAGTGTAATGATAAAAAATTTTTAAAATTATTAAAAGAAAATAGAAAAAAATCATTAAATAAAAAATATAATGTTGATAATGTTTTTCAATTAGAATTTGTCAAAGATAAAATGAAAAAAACTTTTATAGAAAAATATGGAGTAGCGCACTTTAGACAAAATGATGAAATTAAAGAAATTGAAAAAAATAAAAGAATAAAGAGTGGTAAACAAATACCAGATGAAAAATTGTCTGAATTTGAATTATATAAAAAAGCCGTTCGTAATTATACGAGAAAATATACTAAAGAGTTATATAAAAATTGGAATGGATTAGATTTTTATGATAATGAAATGATTTTAGAATATAAAAAATTACATTTTAATAATGATTTGTATCCTCATATAGATCATAAAATATCAATAAAAAATGGGTTTATAAATAATATTGATCCGTCTATAATTGGAAATATAATTAATTTGTGTATAACAAAAAGAATAAATAATCTATCAAAAGGTAGTTTATATTTGATTCCAAAAAAAAATGATAAATAAATAATTTTTTTTAATAATTAAATCTTATATTTGTTTCAAATTTAAAAGTAAATAAGTATGAGCGCACCAAGAATACCAAACGATATAAATTATTGGTTAAAAAAAGGTAAATCTGGAAAAAATGTATGTTTAATATTTCATGATGATCTTGATGGCGCAACTAGCGCTATCATAATTAAAAATTACCTTTTACGTCAAGGTTTTATAATTAAAAAATACGGCGTGATCAATTATCAAGAAAGTTGGGATGCATTTAGTATAAATAAAGAATTAATAATAGTTGCTGTTGACTTTTCCGAAAACAGAGAAGGTGTTGATATCTATATAGATCATCACGGTAAATTTGATAATAGCATTACACGTACACAAAAACAATTTGCAATAAAAACTCAAACAGATTCTGCAGCAGAAGGTATAGCATTACAATTAGGTGTATCATTTTCAAATGATACCAAAGATTGGATTGATATGATAGATTCTGCAAAATATTCAGAATATGAAATTGATATTAAAGGTATTTTAGAATTTGATTTAAAAGACATTGTTAAAAGTAAAAATTCAAAATTAAAATTTGCAGCATCTTTTAATCAATTAATAAAAAGAGGTGATCATAAAACATTAATAGAAGTAGTACATTCATCACAAGAGCCATCTATATATAATATTTATAGATTGTTCAAACTTTTTTATCCAAAAAATAATCCAAATTGGATAAGTGGTAGTGAGCCAGAATTTGTTGAAGATGGTAAAGATAGAATACTTCAAATGCAAAAAAGAACCAAAGGTGAAAGCATCATTAAAAAAGGATTTAACGAAGATGGTAGCAAAAAAAGATACATGTCTCAAGAAGATTTTTGGAAAGATTTTGCTAATAACTTACCATATGCTCCGCTTGATGAAGAAGGATATCCTATTGAAATAGATAAAAATAATCCTGATCATTTTAGATGGCAATTAAAACCAGGTATTTATCAACTAATAGGAAATGTGATGTATGTTCCATCAGGAACATGGGCAAATGCATTAAGAGCAAAGTCAATATTTCATACTGATTTACAAAATGGTGAAGTACCTAATGATCCAAAATTAAACTTCACCATATTACAATATGGCAATACTATACAATTTGCAGATTTAAATAATAAAATTAAAAAAATGAATGCTGATGATTTACCTAAAGATAAAGAAGGTAATCCAATTTCACATTTAGGTAAGTATGCAGACCAATTAGTAGCAAATTTTAAAGAACATTTAAATTATAAAGATAGTAGAACAGCAAGTGGTGGACATGATGGTATTGGTACAATATCAAATATATTTGGTATTTGTCATAAAGCACCATTTGAAGGTGTTAAATTTTTAGATTTATTTAAAAATAAAATTATTAATGATTTATCTGGTGTTAATTGGAAACTTAAAATGGCTTGGAATGAAGAAGAAGAAAAAAAAAGAATAGTAAAACCAGACGAAATAAATAAAAAATTAATTAATATTGAAGATGTTCGAAGTGAAAACGAAGCTATAAATGAAAAAGTTGAAAGAGAAGTTGTTAATAATTTAATAGTAAATAGTCAAGGTAGCTTTAATAATGATGATATAATTAAAAATCTGAAAGATATAAGATTAAGAAATATATATGAATTATGGTTAGAAACTAATTTTGAAGAAATTAAAACAGGTACTTTAAAATCTGACCAAATCAATAACTTATATTGGAAACAAAATAAGTCAATTGAAAAAACTATTCTTTTTAATAAAATTATTAAAAAATTCAATTTAACTGATATATATCTTGATGAAGCTTATGTATCTAGAGGTGAACAAAGAAAAGAATTAAAATGTGTAATGAGAATAATATTTAACATGTTAAATTTTTTATATATAACTAAAGAATCAGAATTAAAAACTGAAAAATGGTTAAAAAATATGAAATAAAAAATGAAACACGTTAAACTTATAACCGAAATGTATAAAAAACCAACAGAATTTGAAACAAATTCTTTTGGTTGGAAAATACCAAAAAGAACATATGTAGATGATGTATTTGATCATTTGATGAATATAATTTGTCAAGTTAATGGAATAAGTGAAAAATCTTTTAAACAATTAGATAATACAAAAGCATATATTGAAAAGTTTTTTGATAATAATCAAGAAGTGCTTTTAGATATTGATACAAATTCTGATAAAAGATATCAATATACAGCAGAAATTATCTATGATAAATATTTTAATAAAAACAAAAAAATTCAAAATGAAAGTTACAAAGTATAATGAAGAAGTAGAAAAGGAATATCCTTATGAATTAACTGATCAAGGTGAATTAAAAAAGGCTAAATATGAATTTGGTAATATCAGATATGTATATTTAACTGATGAACAATATGAAAAATTGAAAAATTTAGCAAATAATACTAAAGAAATGTGTGATCTTTTAGAAGAAAAAAAGAAAACATATATTAAAATGCTTATAGGTGCTATTCAAGAAATTAAAAAAAGATAAATAATCATTTTTTACCTTTCATTATTTTATCAATAGATTTATTAATATCTTTATCTGCAATTTTATAACCATGCATTTTATCATTAACTTCAGCACTACCCACATTAATTTCTTTTAATTCACTTTTAAGGTCCTTAAAAAAATCTTTCATGCTTTTTTGTAATTTATATAACATATTTATACCCTCTTTCATTTCTCTTTGAAATAATGATACAGCTTGATATAGTTCAGCATCCGCACTACCATTATCAATTTGTCGCATTAAATTTATTAAACCTCTTTTTGAACATGATATTGAAAATTTTAAATCGGATAATGCCAATGCATCATTTGTTATAATATTATTTATATTTTTATTTGTCATGATTTCTTCATCCAAATAAAGATTAGCTAAACATTCAAGAGTTTCTTTTGATTCATCTCTTATTATTTCTAAATCTCTTTCATAATCATGAAATTCTATTTGAATATTTAAATCTATATCTTGTTTTTCTGGAAAAAAATCTGATGGATCAAAATCCAATTCATCTTGTGTTTCTTCTATTTCTGTTTTAAGCTTATCTATATTTTCTTGAAATAATTCCCTAAAATCAGATGCCTTTGGCGTTTCACTCTTCATATATTGATTTTGTTTTTTAATATATATAAATAAAATTGAGGTCATATTAAATGATTACAAATTTTAAGATATTTGAAAATAATCATGATTTTAAAGAGGATGATTATGTGTTATTAGATGTTAATGCATTACACAATGAAGATTATGAAACAGACGGATTAGCAATTATAGTTTATATTACTAATATGTCATATTTTCCATATCTTGTAGTATTAAGTGATGACAGACAATTATTCATAGAAAGAGATAAAGTTATTAGACACTTAACAGAAGAAGAAATTGAAGAATATAAAATAAAATCATCATCAAATAAATATAATATATGAAATATTTAAAAACATATGAGGAAATTGATAATAATTTTAAAAAATATATTATAATTATAGTTAATAAAACATATTCTATTTTAAAAATAAATAAAATTTATAATGATAATGCATATGATAAGTTTGAAATGATTCAAATTTATCATTTATATAAAGATAAATTAACAAAAATAGATAATAATAAAAAACATATTTTTTCAGTTAAATATATTAAACCAAAAATATTATTTGAATCAAATGATTTAGAAGAATGTTTAAAAATATTACCGATTATAGCAGAAACAATTAAATATAACATATGATAACACAATTTAAAATATTTGAAAATAGACAAGAATATAGAGAAGGTGATTATATTTTATATAAAAATAATATATATAAACTAACAGGTGAAAAAAATTATATCGGTGTTATGGATGAAATTGTTATGTATGCAGCATTTTCATCAGGTGGTAGAAAAGAATATATACTTCATGATGCTATTGATAGAACCGCAACAACCGAAGAAATTATTAATTATGAAAACGAAAAAAAGTATGACACCAGTAAATATAACATATGATAAAAAACATAACATGTAAAAATGATTAATAATTACGAAATATTTAGAATAAACGAAAATGTTAATTTATCTTTTGATGAAATAGTTGATATTATAATGTCTTTAGATTATAAAAAATATAAACACATAATAGATAAAATAATTAATAAAAAAGAAAAAGATGGTAAAACATTTTTAATGAAAGTAATAGAAAAAAATAATATTGACCATATAAATTATATATTAACTTTTAATCCAGATATACATGCTATTACTGTTCTTAAAGAAAATGTTTTATTCTTTTGTAAAAGCTTAACAGCTTTTAACATATTTTATAATCTTGGAGTTAATGTTAAACAAATTAATCATCTTAATATGAATGTCATGATGTCTCTGGCATCAAAAAGAATATATGATGTTGACACGTATCAAAAATTAATGAGAGATGGAATAGATATAAATTTAATTAGTGTAAATAATTATGATTGCTTAACATATTCTATTGAAGTAAAAAAAATGGTGTTATTTTTTATTAAAAATAATATAAATTTAAATAAAAATGATAAAGTACAAAACAATTATCTCTCTCATTTATTGCATAAATACGAATATTGGCCAAAACACAGGCAAAAAATAACAGATATTTTAATTTTATTATTTCAAAATGGATTAAAAATAATAGATAATCGTTTTTTTGTCGATTGTGTTGATAATCTTCGTTATAATGATAAAGGTGTATCTATGGAACTTATAGATAAAATTAGAAAATATTTTACAGATGATATGATGCTTTTATATGTTAATAAATTATTTTTTAATATTTGGTTATATAAAGAAGATGAAATTTTAAATCACATTAAATGGATATTTAAAGATAATTCACATTATATTAAAGTATATGAAAGATTAATGCAAATGTTTAATGATAAAAATAGATATAAAGAAATTTTAGATTATTTATCATCATATACTATTTATGGTGCTGTTAAAAAATATAATTTATAAAAAGTGAAACATTTAAAAAAATTTGAAAGTTATTATGCAGAAGAAGAAGAAATATTAAGATCAATAGGTGCTGCAATTGGAGATATTTTATTTAAAAATTACGGAAAAAAATTCTATAGTTTTGAATTTTGGAATAAACATGATAATGAATACTCATGTATGATAAAATATTCATATATAGACGAAGAGATATTCAAAATAACAAAACAAATTTGGAAATTATTAAGAGTAAACAATACAACAGTAGATCCATCAACTAATTATAAAATAGGATATTTTTTAAAAATAAAAGAAAAAAATCTGTTAAATATTCTTGAAGATTTAAAAAAATTAGCACCAGATAAAAAAATATTAGAAGAAATTATAAAAGACCTGGCATTATTTAAAATTAAACTAGATGAAAATAAATATAATATATGAAACATTTAAAAACATTTGAAAATAATTATTCAAAAGGTAATGTCAAATTAACTATGATAAATGAATTAAAATTAA